GCGTGCCGGAACCGGGCCGGCGGCCTCCAGGGCGCGGCGGCGCGCGGCGGCCTCCAGGGCGCGAGCAATCCGAACTGGCGCGGCGGCGTTAGTCGCGATAAGCGCCGCTACAAGGACCGTTTCCGGGCGAGATACCCGGAGAAGGCGCGGGCGCACGACGAGTTGCACCAGGCCGTACGCCGGGGCGACATCGCCCGCGGCCCGTGCGCCGACTGCGGACGCACGCACGACGTCCACGCGCACCACACGGACTACTCTCGGCCGCTCGCGGTCGCGTGGCTGTGCCGGGGATGCCACCGCGAGCGCCACGAGGCCGCCCTCGCCGCCGCCGGCCAGCTTCCCACGACGACCGGCAGTTAGCTGACGTACGCAGACAGGCCCGCCGCTGCGAACGGCGGGCCTGTCCATTTCCCGGCCCCCACCGGATCAGAGCGGGGCCAGAGGTCAACGCACGATGAGGATACCACACCCCGCAAACGGGGCGCACACCCATGGCACCAATGGACACCACGGGGCGCACGTCGCCCCCGCCTTGCGGAAAGGCGGAAGTAGGAAGGCGGAAGGGGAACCGGTCCGAACCGGTTCGGACTCCACCTTCCGCCTTCCGCCTTCCGCCTTCCTGCCCGGCCGCCTCTGGGTCGCCGGCCCCAGGGAGAACGGCTTTCCCGCGCAGCAGGAAGGCTGGCTGCGCCTCCAGGGCGCCTGGGTGGACTTCATCCCCGCCGGTGTCTGGGACCCCTACCCGCAGGCCGGGGGCTACAGCCGGCCCGACCCGGACGTGCACGCCGTCACCTTCCCCGCCGCCCGCGTGTGGCGGATCGAGTGGGTCGGCCAGGAAGAGCCCGGCGAGTACGAGGACCCGTTCGCGGAGCGCGAGGGCGGCGAAGGAGGCCAGTCGTGACCGACACCATCCCCGTTCCCATCCCGGGCATCCCGCTCCGGACGCGCCTCGCCGTGACGTTCGACGGAGAGCCCACCCAGGTGGAGATCTACATCAGCCACGACGCCCTGCGGGCGCTGATCCTGCGCGCCCACAAGAACCGCGGCAAGTCGGCCCGCCTGGGTTCGGTCGCGGTGCATCTCCGATCGGGACGCCAGGGACGCCAGAGGAGCCTCAAATGAACACCCTTGAGACCACAACCGGGGCGGCGATCGCCGCCCCGGTGCCCTCGCTGCGGGAGCGCGCCGAGGGCGCCGCCGCGGACGCGGAAGCCGCCGCGGAGCGGGAACGCCTGAAGGACCAGGCCGAGCGCGCCGAGAAGCGCCGCGGCCTCGTCACCCGCGCCCTCCGCGAGTACCTGGAGGTCGAGCCCGACCTTCTGCTCCCCACCGGCAACGCCCTCGTCCAGGGGATCGAGTTCGGGGCCTGGCAGCGCGCGTGGTCCGTGGACTACGGCAGCTCCCCCACGGAGCTGTACGTGGTCGGCACCTGCCCCCGCTGCGGCGGATCCGCGACCAGCGAGCCCGTCTACAGCCTCGCCGCCCTCGCCCCCCTGCTGGAGACCTTCCGGCCGCGCTACGGTCACGAGTGCGAGCTGCCGGAGGATCAGGAGCCGGCGACCCCGGCCCCGGCGCCGGTGCCCCCGCTCGACGAGCAGCTCGCGGACGCTCTCCGCGCGGTGATCCGCCAGGAGATCCGCCAACACGCCGAGGAGGGTGGCTGCCGTGGCTGAAAACACGCCGCTGAACGACGTGGACTGGGCGGATGAGCTGGAGATGCTCACCCGCCGGAACGGCGCCAGCACTGGTGCCCGCGTCCGGGAGTACCTGACGACGCGCGCGGAGCAGCTCGCGCGCCAGGCCGGCGAGGTCCGGCACGCGGCAGCCGAGGTCGAGGCCGAACGGGCGGCGGTCCGCCGCGAGGCCGCGGCCGTGGCGCGGGAGCAGCAGCAGGTCCGCCGCGAGTGGCTCCGGGTCACGTGGGCCTGGGCGCTCCTGGTGATCACGACGGTCCTGCTGGGCGCGGCCTGGCCGGCGCTGCTGGCGGGGGCGGATTGGGCCTGGAGGGTCGGCCGATGACCGCCAAAGCACGGCGCACAGACGTTCCGCGCACAGACGTTCCGCACGCGGAACCTCTACGCGTGACCCTCGAGGCCGGCGACGGGGCGAAGCTCTCCGCCGATCCCTGCTTGACGGACGGAGAGGCACTGGCGGCGACGGTCGCGGCGTGGGCGGAGGAGGACCGGCTGGCGCCCTCGCCGGCTTCCCAGGCGCGTGATCTGGCCTGGCTCTGGGAGCAGCACCTCACTCGCTGGCAGGCCGCCCTCGCCCCCCCGTGGCCGGACCCGGAGCTGCTCAGCCTCGCGGCGGACGAGGTGGACCGGTTCACCCAGGTGATCGACCTCGTGGGGCCGCCGGGTCTCGGGACGGCACGAGATGACGCCTGGGAGGCCGTGGATGCCGCGGCGGAAACCTTTGGCGTCTACGCCGACGCGGCGCGGGTCGTCGCCACCTGCGAGAGCGCGCGGATCCCGACCTGCCTGGACTCGCTCGCGTTCCCCGGCCTCGCCATTTCCTGCCGGGCGGCGCTCCGGCACGCCGCCGGGTCCATCACCCGCCTGACGACCGCTCTGGAGGCACGCTCTTGAATCTCTTGACCCTGGACGGGGGCGCCGTCGTGGCCCTCGTGGCCCTCATCGCCATCTGCGTCCTCGCGCTCGCGAAGGCGCCGCGGTAGACGCAGAAGCGGCCCCGCCGGTAGAGACGGGGCCGCCTATGGTCACTCCTGCCGAGGAGATTCAACATGACGATTCTATCACGACGACCAGGCGAGGAATATGGCGCCCCGCAACGTCGATCATCCCGGCTACCGGCAGGCGATCACCCGGATTCCACCCTTCCGGCCCGGCGCCTGGGTCAAGCTCCGCACCGTCGCCGGCTGGGACCTATCCGGCAAGGTGCTGCCGGTCAAGGCGCTCACCTGCTCCATCACGCGGCCGGAGCAGCGGCTTGCGGTCTGGCGCGTGCACTTCGCGGGCGGGCGCTCCGCCCTGGCGAGCGCGGTGGAGCGGCCGGCGTGGCCGGACGAGATCGCGGCGGCGCCGGGGCGGGAACGCTGAATGCCTCGCTATCGGTTCGAGGTGCAGATCGAGCCCGGCCGCGTGGTCGTCTGCGAGCCGGCGACGCGGGAGGAGGCCGAGGAGCTGTTCCACCGCGTGGTGCCCGACATCCGGCGCACGCCGGGGACCTGGGCGCGGGTGGAGGAGGACGGGGAGCTGATCTACGCGTGCACGCACAACCCGCGGCCGGAGCGGCTGTCGCTCGCGCAGATGCGGGAGTTTCTACGAGGAGGAGAGGGAGATGAGTGAGACGGCGTTAGCGCGGCTCGGCTATACGGAGCCCCTCCCGGCCTGGCGGCCGACGGAGAGCGAGATCGAGATCGTGAAAACCCAGATCTGCCGTGGCGCCACCGACGGGGAGCTGCGCTACTTCCTCGCCGTCTGCGAGCGGACCGGCCTGAATCCGGTGGCACGCCAGGTGTACGCCGTGCAGCGGTACGACAAGCGCGAGAAGCGGCAGGTAATGACCATCCAGGTCAGCATCGACGGCCTGCGGCTGATCGCCGAGCGGACCGGCCGGTATGAGGGCCAGCTCGGCCCCTACTGGTGCGGCCCCGACGGCCAGTGGCGGGAAGTCTGGCTGGAAGCGGGCCCGCCGGCCGCGGCGAAGGTGGCGGTCCTCCGGGCGGGGTTCCGGGAACCGCTCTGGGCCGTCGCCCGCTGGCAGAGCTACGTCCAGACCGACCCGGATGCGAACCCGGTCGGGCTCTGGGCCAAGATGCCGGATTTGATGCTGGCGAAGGTCTGCGAGAGCCTGGCGCTGCGGAAGGCATTCCCACAGGACCTCTCCGGGCTCTACAGCGGCGAGGAACTCAGCCAGGCGGCCACGGTGGACACCACGACCGGCGAAGTGCTCGACGCTCCCGCCCGGACGGCGCCGGCCGCGGTCGTGACGCCGGCCGCGGAACCGCCGCCGGCGGACAAGGACGCGGAGCAGCGGACCCGCGAGCGATTCCACGCGCTGTTCGGGGAGGTGTTCCCGAAAGCCGGCGACGTCGAGCGGCACGCGATCCTGACGGTCCTGCGCCGGCAGCGGAACCCGGAGGCGCCGCGGGTGACGACCCAGCGGGAGTGGAGCCACCAACAGTATCAGGGCGGCATCCGGTGGCTCGAGGGGCTCGACGACGCCACCGCCGCCTGGTTCCGCGCCGAGGCGGCAAAGCTGCTGGAGGCGGAAGCCGGCGGCGGGGCGGCGGCGGATGAGTCCGATCCGTTCGCGGAGGAATGACGTCAGGCGGCCCGGGGCGGAGGTGGCGCTCCGCCCCGGGCCTGGTTCACCGACTTTGCTGCCTGCCGGGCTGCTTCGTACGGCTGTTTGCATTCTACCAGTCTGCCGACCACCTGGAGAAGCCCCCTCGATGAAACGCGGCGCCGTCGATCATCCGAAACTGCAACGTCTCCAGCGCCGGCTCAAGCTGACCCGGTTTCAGGCGATGGGCCTGATGGAAGCCCTCTGGCATTTCGTCGGCCGCTACTCCCCGGAAGGGGATATCGGGCGGTGGGCCGACGAGGAGATTGCCGCCTGGGTCGAGTGGGACGGTGACGCCGAGGAGCTGATCGACACCCTGGTCCTCTGCGGCTGGCTGGACCGGGATCCGCGGCATCGGCTGCTCGTCCACGACTGGCCCGACCACGCCGACGAAGCCACCCGCATTGCGCTCAAACGGGCCGGCAAGACCTTCTGTGTCGCGACACCCGCGCCTGAATTGGCTTCGCAGGCACCGGCAGAGGATACCTGTCGCGACACTGTAGCGACTCTGTCGGGACCGCCCCGCCTGAGCCATGCCTTGCCATGCTTAGCCGACCGACCGGCAGCGCGCGCGCGCCCGCATGCGAGGCTGCCGGCTCCGGAGCCGGACCTGCTGCCGCCCGAGGAGCTTCCCGGCGGTTGGTTGGAGCAGGCCTCCGCCTTTTACGGCGAGCGGCACGCCTGGTTTGAGGACGCCGTCGGGCCGCGGGACGGGCCGCAGCTCGCGCCCCTGCTGGACCGTCTGGCGTGGTTCCTGGAGCGCGGCCGGAGCCCCACCAACGACGAACTGGACGCGGCCCTGGAGGACGCCCGGGGCTACCTGCAGGGCAAGCAGGGACCGGTGCCGGTGCGCACCTTCGTGACGGGATTGCAGCGAGCGATGGAGGGGATCAATGGCAGCAGCGGCAGCAGGGGTTCCGGCCGTAGACAAGGCCCGCATCGCGGCGCTGACGCGGCAGGCCGAGGAAGTGGAACGCCGCGCGACGAGCGGCACGAGCGGGAGTTCGCGGACCTGTGGCGAGCCCGTGGCCATGCTGGCTGAGCCGGAGGCGATCGTGCTGCCGGTGCGGTCGTGTCCCGGCTGCGGCGAGCGGATGGAGGAGGGCTACCGGCAAGGCCCGATCCCCATCTACCGGCACGCCGTCCGCTGCGAGATCTACGGCCACCAGGTGGAGGCCGAGAACGCGGCGCGGCTAGCGGCCGCCCGGGCGGCGCTCTTCACCCGCCAGGCGGAGCTGCCGCCCGGCTGCGGCACGCTGCAGGGTTACGCCGCCCGGTGGACGATCGACGCCGACAACCGGACGGCCGTGGAGGAGTGCCGGCGCTTCGCGGCCCTGTGCGCGGCCGGCGCCCTCCCGCGGGCCGGCTTCACGCTCTACGGGAGCCCCGGGGCCGGGAAGACCACGCTCGTCGCGGCGCTCGCCGGCACGCTCGTCGCGGCCGGTGGGTCGCTGCTGTTCGCCAATGTGCCGGAGGAGATGGAGGGATTCAAGGGTCGGTTCCGCGAGGGCGGCGCGGAGGACCGGCTGGGGCTACTGATGCGGGTGCGGGTCCTGGTGCTCGATGACGTCGGCCGGGAGCGGCCGGGGCCATGGTCGGTGGACCAGGTCCTCTATCCGGTCATCAATGCCCGGATCCGGGCCGGTATCCCCACTCTCTGCACGACCAACGAGACGACGGCGGGCCTGCGACAGGCGTATGAGGTCGCCCGCGGCGAGTATGGGGAGCGACCGCGGAGCGGCGCCGCGGTGGTGGACCGGCTCCGCGAGGTATGCCCCTGGCTGCCGCTGCGCGGTGAGAGCCGGCGCCGGCCGCAGGTGGACTTCTGAACGGGCGAGGCCAGGATGCCGGCGCCATTCGAGGATGAGTGATGCATAGTTTCGACCGAACACTGCTGGCCAAGCTCGGATTTGCGGACCAGGACAAGAAGGAGCGGCGCCACGATTGGGCCTGCCAGTATCTCGCACAGCCGGAAGTAGCGGCGCGGCTGGCAGCGTTCCTCGGTGTGCCGCGGACGCGGGACCGCTGGGTGAATGGCGTTCCTTCCTGGGAATTCGAATACGTCGAAACCGAAACGCATCTTACGAAGGGGGAGGACCAATATAAGACCACCATCGGCTTCCTCGACGTGGTGATCAGCTATGAGGCGCAGGGGGAAGTGTGGGTGAAAAAGGCGCTGCAGGAGTCGCATGGTGGCGAGTGGCCGCTGCTGGGTTTCGCGCAACCGGCCGAGCTCGACGTGAGGACAGAACCCACCCGAGACGGCGTGAGCAGAATTCTCGAATTTGAGACGGATGAGGAGGCCAGCGCCTGTGCGGCGGAGCTGCCGGGGGCGATCTTCAGGAAGGGCTGGAGGGCGGCTCCGGATGGTCCGTGGGGAGTCGGCTCCAAGCCTAGCATCGCGGTCCCGATGGCTGTTCCGGATGTTAGCGGCAATTTCCCCTGGCCTTGGAGCAGTGACGACGGGAAGCGGCGGCAACTGGTGACCAGGGTGCATGGCCCCCGCTTCATCCGGGGAAAAGGCTGGGCCGTGCAGGCAGCCGAATGGGAGGAGCACGAGTGCCAGCACTTTGCGGCCGAACTCCTGGGGGAAGTAAAGATCCATCCCGTGACGGTGGGGGACATGCTCCGGCAGATCAATCTTTATCGGGAATACGGCAAGTGGCGCGTGGTAGTAATCGCCACCGCTTTTGACCTGACCGAGCGCGATGTCGAGACGCTGCGGGCCGGGAGGGTCCAGCATGTGAAGCTCGGCGCCGGGTTCGAGGAGTTCTGCCAGCGGATGCAGGCGCCGGCCGCGGCGGCCAAGTCACTCGAATTGTAGACGAAACCGATAGGAAGCAACGCGGTGGGACTCGCGCGGGCGTATGTGTACCCCTTTTCTTCTTCTTCTTCGGAGTGAGTGTGTACACGCATGCGCGAGGTACGCAGATGAAATTGGTTGAGGCTCAAGCAAGCGCAGAAGCCCTCCGCGCCGAGATGGCGCCGCACTGCGAGCGGATCCAGGTCGCCGGGAGTGTGCGGCGGGGCTGCGAGGATTGCTCCGACCTGGAGCTCGTCGCCGTCCCGCGCTGGGAGCCGGGGCCGGTCTCCAGCCTCTTCGGGGACGCGGAGCTGGTGAACGCCCTGCACCTCTGGGCACTGGCGGCCGAGCGCCGGGGTCGGGTCCAGTGGATCAAGCCGGGCACGGCGGAGATCATCCCCTGGGCGCCGAAGCCGGGCGGGAAGTACTGGCGGGCGGTCCTGCGGCCGGAGGGCGTGAAGCTCGATCTGTTCCTGACCACCGTCGCGAGCTGGGGCCTGATCCTGCTGATCCGCACCGGGAGCAAGGAGTTCAGCCAGGCGACCGTCACCCAGGCGCTGAAGATCGGCTGGAAGTGCCGGGACGGGCAGCTCTGGAACCCGGCGGGCGAGCCGGTCCCGACGCCGGAGGAAGCGGACGTGTTCGAGTGCTTGAATCTCCGCTGGTGCGTGCCGGCGGCACGGACCGGACCTGAGGCGCTGCGCGTGCGGCAAGCGGAGGCCGGCTGATGCAGGTGCTTGCTTGTGGCTGTATCCGGCTCGCGCACTCCAGAAGCTACACGCTCTGCCGGGAGCAGCACGGGCCAGAGGTCGGCAACGTGCTCCCGAAGGTGCCGAAGCCGGTGCCGGTCACGGACGCGGGGCCGGTCCTCACGCCGCGGCAGGCGCGAAAACGGCAAGCGGCGCGGGACTCGGGTCGGAAGCTGAAGGCGGGCCGGCACGTGCTGGACAGCGAGCGCGGACGGGTGGAGAAAGTCGAGGGGACGGATGGCTGATCGCTTGATCCCGGCGCGGATGGCTGACGGTTCCGGGTGGATGGTCGTGGCGTTAGTCGGCTCCTGGAGTGAGCCGGACGAGCACGGGCACCGGCGCCGGCCGGCGCGGGCGGTGCGGGTGGGGCTGACCGAGACGGAGGCGCGAGCCCTCTGCGGGCAGCAGCCCGCGGCCCTGGCAGCGGCGGAGCGGGAACGAGACCGGCTCCGCGCCGCGCTCATGGAAGCCCTCGATGCAGCCGAGATGGAAGGAATCGACCGCTACCGGGGGACGGACGAGCCGCGGGTGTTCGTCCGGGTGCTGCGGGAGGCCCTCCAGGATGCAGAGAAAGTCGAGGGAAGCGAGCGATGAGCCGACCGACGTGGGATGACCTGCGCCCGGGCCGGGACGCGCTCCAGGCCGCGGCGGCCGCCGCCGAAACCGCCCGGCAGGAGGAGGAGCGCATCCGGCGGCAGGCCCTGCGCCCCGGCCGCCCCGGCTGGCTCTACGATCCCGTAGAGCGGCGCTGGACGTGGGCGGGGAACGGCTGGCAGGCGACGCTCTGCTGGGTCGGACCCTCACACGGGTGGCCGGCGGAGTGGCGCTACCGGGCCCAGCGCGGCGGGGAGCGGCAGGGGGGCGGGCTCAAGGGCAACCTGTCCCGGGAGCAGGCGATGCGGATCGTCGAGGAGTGGCTGACGCGATGACGCTGAATCCCCACGCGCCCGGTCCCCGCGCCCTCACCCTGCGCTACGCCTACCTCGTCCCGGTGACCCGGGAGCGCTGCGCGGGCCGCCTCCCCGCCCGGCTCGACCCGCAGGACCTGGACGGCGCCGGCTACCTCGCCCTCTGCCAGGCCGCGCACCGCTTCGATCCCCGCCGGAAGACCGACTTCAAGACTTACGCCATCGCGACCATCCGCGGCGCGATGCTCGAGTACCTGCGCCGGGAAGACTGGGTCCCCCGCAAGGTGCGGGCGCGGGAGCGGGCCGCGCAGCGCCGCGGCGAGGAGTTCCCGCTCGTCCGCACCTGCTCCCTGGAAGAGCTCCTGGAGGCGGCGGACCTGACCCTCGCCGACACGGTCGCCGGCCCCGAGCGCACCGAGGAGCCCGCCCTCCACCGCCTCACGGCGGCCCGGATCGCCGCCGCCCTCGGGGAGCTCCCGCCCCGCCAGCGGGAGATTGTCCGGCGGCACTTCTGGCAGGACCAGTCGTACCGGGCGATCGCCGCCGCCGTCGGCCGGGCCGAGAGCACCGTCTGCCTCGACCTGGCCCGCGCCCGGGTCGCTCTCCGCCGCGCCCTCGTGGACCTCGAGGAGGCAGCATGAACCGCGATCTCCGGGGAAAGACGACAGCCTGCATCATCTGCGGGGCGCCGGTGCCGGCGCCGGGCCGGAAAGGCGGGCGTCCCCGCATCACGTGCTCCGAGGGTTGCAGCCAGGAGCGGAACCGGCGCCTGACCCGGACGCGACCGCCGCGCGACTGGAAGTACGACGTGCCGGCGCCCACGGTCCGGACCGAGCGCTGTCCGGACTGCGGCGAGCGAAAGCCCGCAGCGGACTTCAACCGGGACCGCGGAGCGGCCACGGGCCTTCAGGCTCACTGTCGCGCGTGTGAAGCGCAGCGGCGCCGGCAGCCTCGGCAAAAGGCCCGGCATCAACAGGCTTGCCGGGCGTGGTGGCGGCGCCAGCTCAAGGAGAACCGCAGGAAGGCGCGCGAGCGATCCTTTGCCGTCTACTGGCAGGCAAAGGGCGCTCTCGACCCGGCGCTCCGCGCCGCCGGGGAGGCCCTTCGGGAAGCGACACGGCCTATCGGGGAGGAGGTGGGGGCATGAGGGAGCGTCAGCATGGCACCCGCGCCATGTATGTGGCTCAGGGGTGTAGATGCTTCCCCTGCCGGGTCGCCAACACGAACTACCAGACCGCGCGGGAGGACCGGCGCCGCGCCCGGGCCCCCTGGATCGTGAAGTACATCCAGGAGACCGGGGAGTGGTACGTGATGAACTACCTGACCCGCGAGCAGGACGAGTACCGCACCCGCTCCCAGGCCGAGGCCTACGAGCGGCGCGAGGCGTTCAACACGCTGGCGGCGCTGGAGAGCGAGCAGCCCCCGCTGTGGGCGACGCCCGCGCAGGTCCGCGCGGTGGTCCGCCACCTCCGGCGCCTCCAGGAAGCGGGGGTCGGGCTCAACCGGATCGCCGCCGCGACGACCATCTCCCGCACCCGCCTCCTGGAGCTGGTCAACGACTGCTCCTACAACCAGGACCGTCCCCGGAAGCGCCGCCTGAAACTCGCGACCGCCGAGCGCATCCTGGAGACCCTCGCCGGCCGGGTGCGCCCCGCGGGCGCCGCCGTGGTGGACGCCCGGGAGACCCTGCGCCTGATCGAGGAGCTGCTCGGCGCGGGCCTGCGCCGCTACGAGATCGCCCGGGGCCTGGGCCTGGACAACGCCCGGTCGCTGCAAGTGAAGGGGCCGCGGGTCCTGCAGCGGACGGCCGACGCGGTGAAGGAGCTGCACGACCTGGCCTACCGCGGCTCCTCCCGCCTCCGCGCCGTGTGCCGCTGTCCGGACTGGGCGCCCGACCGGGAGCTGCGGCCCCCGCCGTCCCCGACCGATCCCCCGCGCAACCTCCAGGCCGCGCTGCGCGAAGTGTGGGAGCGGGAGCGCCGCCCGCAAGCGGGGAGTGATGCCTGAGCCGGCGGCGGAGTGGGGAAGAGCAGGGGCCGTACGGGCCCATTCACGAGAGAGCGGAGTGTGCGGGGGAAAGGTGGGAGCCGTGAGTGGAAACGAGCCGAAGAAGAGGGTTGCGACGAAAGAAGAGTTTGCCGAGGCGCTTGCCGATGTTCGTCTGGCAACCGCTCATGCAGCCTACGCGCGGGCTTTGAATACCGACAAGATGCTGGGTCGGCTGCATAGTCGCAAGGCGCTTTACTTCGCAAAATGCGGTGATGCCGTCAAGATCGGCGTTTCCCGAGACCCGGAGGTGCGTCTGGACGAACTCCAGTGCGGCGCCCCCGGGAAGCTCGTCCTGCTTGCGGTTATCCCCGGCGCGGGGACGCGGGAACGTGAATGTCATCGGCGGCTCACCCACCTCCACATTCACGGGGAGTGGTTCCGCCACACGGAAGAGGTCGATTCATTGATAGCGGAATTGTCGTGATCTCCCCCCAGGCGCCGCCGACCGCGGCTCAGATCCCGATGCTGGCGCAAGAGGCTCGTTTCTGCGTCGAGAAGATCAAGGTCCATATGGGCGGCGCACGCGCGCTGCTGCTGGAGCTTTACGAGCGGCGGGGCTGGGAGGTGCTCGGCTACTCGTCCTGGCGCGAATGCGTCGTCACGGAGTTTGCGCAGAGCCAGACTCATCTCTATCGTCAGCTTCAGGCGGGGTTGACGGAGAGAGAACTTTCCCCAAATGGGGAAATCGGGCGCATCCCGGAGAGCCACCTCCGGGAACTGGCGTCCGTTCCGGCAAGTGAGCGGGCCGAGGTGTGGCAACAGGCTCAAGAACGCAGCGGGAACGGCCGGGTGACGGCGGCTGATGTGCGCCACGTGGCCGATGAACGCGAAGGGGCCTGGTGGGACGAGCAGCGCATAGCCGCCGCCCGGTTCGAGGAGGCAGAGCGTCTCCAGCAGCTCAAGATGGGCCAGTCCAACCGCCCGCCCCTGATGGGCTACGGCCACAGCGACCACTTCCAGACGGATCGGGCATCCGTCCTGCCGCTGCTCCCCTACCTGCCGGCCGGTGCGACCATCTGGGAATGCGCGTGGGGACGGGGGCAGCTCGCGGAGGTGCTGCGGGAGGCCGGGCATCCGGTCATCGGCAGTGACCTCGCCGGGGGCCAGGACTTCCTGCGCTGGGCGCCCGCCGAGGCCTGGGACCTCATCGTCACCAACCCGCCTTTCTCGCTCAAGGACGCCTTCCTCGCGCGGGCCTACGACCTGGGGCGGCCGTTTGGGCTCCTCTTGCCGCTCACGGCGCTCGAGGGCCGCGAGCGCCAGCAGCTCTACGAGCGGCACGGGGTCGAGCTGCTCGTCCTGCCCCGCCGGCCGGAGTTCACGACCCCCTCGGGAAGGGTCGGCGGGGGCTATTTCTCCTGCGCCTGGTACACCTGGGGGCTCCGGCTGCCGCGGCAACTGACGTTCGCCCTGGAGGAGACGGGCGAGACCGAAGAGGCCGAGGAGGTGCCCGCGTGATCGTGCCTCCGCACGCCCTCAGCCGGCCCGCGCGCCCCGCGCTGAGATTCCACGGCGGAAAATTTCGCCTGGCGAGCTGGATTGTGTCGCACTTGCCTCCGCATCAGATCTTTGTCGAGCCCTATGGGGGCGGCGCCTCGGTCCTGATGTGCAAGCCGCGCTCTTTCGGGGAGGTCTACAACGACCTCGACGGCGACGTGGTGAACTTCTTCCGCGTGCTGCAGGATCCCGACACGGCCCAAAAGCTGGAGCAGCTCCTGAGGATCACGCCCTACGCCCGGGCAGAGTTCCAGGCGGCATTCGCGCCGACGGCGGATCCCGTCGAACGGGCGCGGCGGCTGGTAATCCTGGCCTTCATGGGCAAGAGCTCCGCCTGCTGCACGACGCGGAACCAGGACGGGTCCCGGAACCGGGACGGCTGGCGGAAGTACGTGCGGCCCGGCACCCACGGTCCGCATCCCGCCCGCGAGTGGAGCACGTACCCGGACGTGATTCCGGCCTTCACGGAGCGGCTGCGGGGCGTGTTCGTCGATCAGATCGACGCGCGGCGCCTGATCCCGCAGCACGACGCCCCGGACACGCTCTTCTATGTGGATCCGCCGTACCCGTTCAGCTCGCGCGGCGCGGACCCTCGGCCCCGCTACGCCGTCGAGATGACGGACGAGGAGCACCAGGAGCTCGCGCTCCTCTTGCGCGGCTGCCGGGGCATGGTCGTGATCAGCGGGTACCCGTCGCGGCTGTACGACGCGCTCTATGCGGGCTGGCGACGGGTGGCCACCCGGACCCACGCCGACGCCGCCCGCCCGCGCACCGAGTGTCTGTGGTCGAACCCGGCGGCCGCGGCCGCCCTTAGCAGCGCACAGCCCTCCCTCTTCGAAGAGGCGGACGGGATCATGAATGGAGGTGTGACATCCGTGCCCTGACTCTCACGCAACCCTGGGCCTCCCTCGTGGCCCACGGGCAGAAAAGAATAGAGACGCGCTCCTGGTCCACCCGGTACCGCGGGCTGCTCGCCATCCACGCCGCGCAGGGGTTCCCGCGCGCGGCGCAGGAGCTGTGCTTCACGGGCTACTTCGCGAAGGCGCTCTCCGACGCCGGCTACTGCCTCTCGCAGCGGAACAGCCCGGCCCGGCAGCGCGCGATCGCCGCGGGCGACTCCGGCTGGGGCGCCCTCCTGCCGCGCGGCGCGGTCGTCGCGGTGGTCCGCCTGGCGGACTGCCGGCCGACGGGGCCGACGGCGGGCTGGGCGGAGTTCCTGCCGGACTGGCTGCCCGCGGAAGGGACACCGGAGCGCGCCTTTGGTGACTTCAGCCCGGGCCGCTACGGCTGGTTCCTGGAGGACGTCCACCGCTTCGAGTTTCCCGTCTCGGCGAAGGGCGCCCTCGGACTCTGGGAATGGGAGGCCTCCCTCGCGAACCTGGAGCTGAACGGCCTCACCGTGCCTCGCGCTCGCGCCGTGATCGACCGCCTGCAGGCGGCGATTCAGGAGGGAGTCCGATGAAGCGCCAGCTCATTGAGGCGAGCCTCAACCCGAGCTCGCCGCGGGCCGCCGATTGGGAGAAGGTGTTCCTGCGCCGGCACGTGCCGATCCTCTCCCCGGTCGCCCACGTGGCCGTGCTGCCCGGCCTCGGCGAGCGGGAGGTCTACCTGATCGACCTCGCGGTGCTCGGGACGCCGGAGCGCCTGCGCCTCGTCCGGCACCTCTCGGAGCGATTCGGGATCCCCCTGGAGGAGGCGGACGCGGATCTGGACGCCGCCGGCTGCCCGATCCTGGCGGAGGACGTGGTCATCAGCGGGGAAGGGGACTCCCGATGAACGCCCGCGAGCAGCTGCTCCACACCGCCCTCCGCGCCCTCCACGATGCCGGCGAGGAGCTGGCCGAGAATCTCCAGTCCGAGCCGCCCAGCGACGGCGCCGAGGACGTGGTCACGGTGATTCCCCTCGTCTTTGGCCCCGCGCGGGTGACGGTCGGGCGGCCGGCGCGAACTAGGCCTGAGGGAGTGTCCAGACTTTGTCCTCGCCGGTCGCCCCGAGCTTGGGGCCCTTGTAGGGGAGCTCCACCCGGATTAGAACTGGGGCCTCCGCGCCGATCGGGAGCAGGTCGAGCTGGAGTACAGCGGGGGCACCCATCGGCTCCGCTTCCTGGGGGGTTACCGCCGTCGCCTTGAGCCAGGCCGATCCCGGCCCCTCCAGAATGACCTCGGAGTGGCAGGTGATGATGTAGCTGTCGCGCACGCTCCCCAGCTCCACCTCGTCAAGGGCCACCCTTTGCTCCCCGAGCGGCCCCTGGAACCACCCGCTGCAGCGGTGAAAGGGAATGACACACCGCTCGGTGCTGGCCGGCGTGAGGTACAGATCCACGAAAAGCTGCCAACCCCAAGAGGGCGAAGGGTCGCCGCGCTCGCGTCCTCGATCGTGGGCCACCAGGGAACCCCCGAGAACCTCCACAACCGGCAGCCGCTGAATCGGCACCAGGATGCGCACCAGATCCGCTCGCCGGGCAGACCGGGTGTCGGTGCCGGAGCGGAAGGGCACCTCATGGGTGACCGGACCGCCCGAGGTACCCGCCAGGTTCTTGATGACGAATGGCGCGCGGGAGGTGTCGAAGAGCAACGCAACCACCGACACGCCATCTACCGGGATCGCAAGGCACTGCTGCTCCGGAGCGAGGCCCTCGAACCACCTCCGTACTTGGGCCAGCCATGAAGCGGGATCGACGGCGGAGGCGCCCGAAACCCGGCGAGCCTTTTCGTCAGCCCCGATCAGCCATAGGATCGGCTCCAGTCGCGCCGCGTTAGCGTGGCCAGCGATCCGCCGCGCCGCTCTGCCGTCGTCGGACGCCGGCCAGTCCGCCTTCAACTCTACCCGGTCGTCCTCAAGCGGCTGCCCCGCCTTGAGCCGCTCGATGATGCGCAGGGCCCAGTCCTCAAGTTCAGCTGGTTTCATCGTGCACCGGGTTAGGCCGCGTACCGCCCTTCCTCCACCTCGCGCGCCTGTCCCAGAGACGCCAGCGTTTCCAGCAGAGCGCCCACCCGATCCACGCGCGCCCCCTTGAAGGTCCGGGCCAGTTGTTCCGCGGTAGTGACCGCGGCCTGTGCCACCAGAGCCGCGCGGACGGCCTTCGCCTGTTCGGCCAGCTCCTTCGGCCAAGGCAGTCTGTCCTTGACGGGCGCCACGGCGGTGACGGTCTCGCCCTCGCCCGTGTCCAGCGCCGTCTGTCCCGTCCCCTGGGGGTTCTGGAACTCAGGACGCAGCCAGCGCACCAGACCCGCCTTCTCCTCCCGCCCCCGCTCCGCGTTCAGCGCCACGAGCCGCTCCAGGATCTCCTCATCCGTCAGCGTGGTCGGCCAGCCGTAGGCGTCGAAGACGGCGCGGTCGAGGTCGTCGTGGATCTGCTTCAGGACGGAGACCAGGCCCTGCTCGTGGGTCACCTTCTCCTTCTCCGACAGCGGCTGGCCAGCCCGCAGCTTCTCCAGGACGTTGTACATGTCCGTCATCGTCAGCTTCGGGTGGAGTGCCTGCTGGCGCTTACGGTGGGCGTCCAGTGCTTCGCCCAACTCGCGTATACGCGCCCTCTCGTCCTCACCGCAGTCGGGGAACGGGAACCTTTCGAAGCAGGTTGTCTTGACGTAAACCGGCCGGTCCTCCAGGAGGCTCCCGGCGGCCAACGCCCACGTCACGTGTACCTTGCTGGAGAGGATACCCAGGAAGCAGGCGTCATCCAGGGCAATGTTCACGAGCTTGTTGTCCGGCAGGATGGCCGCGTCGAGGAAGACGAAGAACCGGTGCTTCGATGTTTCTACCGTTGATATGTACCGCCGCGGACCTGCCAAGGCGGGCCGGAAGGTACTGATTGGCTCGCCAAATACCCACCACTTCTCACGCCGGGACGGCCGCGGGTTGTGATCCCGCTCAGGCTTCACGCGGTCGTGCACCCATTGGAAGACCTCGGGATAGCACTCGCGGACCTCTTCAGCACTCAGGCCAAAGAGATCAATGACGAGGGCGTTCCGAGGCCGCGCCGTCAGGTCGCGTCCGTTGCGGTAGAGACGGATGTGGTTCTCCAGCCCGGGGATTCGGCCAAGGCCAAGACACGCCGCTTCCTCGGGCGTCACTATGAAGCCGGCGCCATGCAGAGCGACGCCGCGGTTGCTCATGCCGGCATTGGCCCTGAGCGGCAGTGCACCAGCAATATCGGCACCGGCAGAAAGGTCGGAGAGGATCTTCCCCGATTGAGAGCTCAGCCGAACCTCGCGACCGTCCCCATCGCCCGCGGCTTCGGCACTCACTCGTTGCAGGAGCCCGATGCTATTGCCGCTTTCTGCAACGGTCATGGCGATCCTCACGGCCGCGCCATCGCCTGAGTCCACCCAGGGATGATCCGGGATCGCCATGACGAGTGATAGTGGGTCTGTGGCCGACAGATGGGGTTGGACTACTCGCCGGTTGAAAGGTTGAGGAAGGCTGTTGGTGGTGATGAAGCCGAACCGACGGGCTTGCCTAGCCCGCACTAGGAGGGCGGCACGGTCCCACCAGTACATGACGTAGTCGCTGCTCTCCGGCACCTCTGGGTAGACCTTGCGGAGCGTCTCGGAATAGCCATGGCCGAGAGCGGCACGCATGCGCGCGTTACCGATAAACGGCGGATTCCCCACGATGAAGTCCGCTTCAGGCCAGTCAGGCTGGCGAGGGTTCACGTAGCGCAGCAAGGGCGCTCGGGCAGTCTCGTCGGGCACCGCCTCGCCCGTCACCGGATGCTGCTTGAACGTCCTCCGATCCCAGATCGTGACCAACGTGCCATTTGAGTCCCGGACCTCCTCTATGCTGTCGTAGGCCAACACCGCATCCCGACACTCGATGTTGTGGAACCGCTTGATGACCGGCTCTTCCGGCATCGCCTCGCCCCGCGTCCGGAAGTGCCACTGCAGGTAACCGATCCAGAGAACCAGATCCGTAATCGCGGCAGCCCGCGGGTTGATCTCCAGGCCGAGGAGCTGGTGCGGATCCACCGTCAGCGTGCGGGCTTCCAGGTCCAGGCGCCGCTGTCCGAAACTGTCGAGCGTGTTCAGCACCTCGCCTTCCAGGCGCTTGAGGTGCTCCAGGGCGACATAGAGGAAGTTGCCGCTGCCGCAGGCCGGATCGAGTACCCGGACCTCACAGAGCCGGCGATGGAAGGCGCTCACCTGCTCGGCCGCCTTCTGCAGATCCCCTTCCTTCGCCAGCGTGACCGCGGCCACGCGGACCGCCTCCCAATCCTCCCGCAGTGGCTCCACCAGCGTCGGCAGCACCAGCCGCTCCACGTAGGCCCGCGGGGTGTAGTGGGCGCCCAGCTTGTGCCGCTCGTGGGGATCGAGGGCCCGCTCCAATAGGGTCCCGAAGATCGCCGGCTCCACGTCGCGCCAGTCCGCGTGGGTCGCTTGCGAGAGCAGCAGCAACTGCTGGCGGGTCAGGGGGAGCGCCTGGCAGTCCTCGAACAGGCCACCGTTGAACCGGAGCAGCTTTCTCCGGAGCACGGGCGACAGGCCGCCGGTCGCCATCGTCTCCCAGAGGGACTGCACCAGGCCGGGGAACAGCTCGACGTCTTCGTCGCTGATGTGGTGGAGCAGGTCCGTGAAGCCGCCCTCGGGGATCAGCTTCACGTCCTCGGCGAACATCGTGAAGATGCAGCGCATCAGGAACTGGGCCGCCGCTTCCGGCGCGTGGCCGCTCTCCTCCAGCGACTTCGCCAGGACGGCGAGCTGGTTCGCTACTTCCCGCGTGACGCGGGCGCTGCGCCGGCTCGGATCGACGGAGAGCGGGTCCAGCCAGATCGCCCGGAGCCGCTCCCGCAGCTCCTCCTGCTCCAGGTCCCGGAGCAGGAGGCGGTGGCTGCGGGGGTCGGGAAACGGGATGTAGGTCTTCCCGGAGCGGGTGAAGTCGGCGTACAGCTCGATCGAGTAGCCCACGTCCACCACCAGGAGGAACGGCGGCCAGCCCTCCTCCGCCGGGAGGGCCCGGGCGTACAGCTCCGCTTGGCCGCGGGCCGCGAGCATGGCGTCGTCCCAGCCCTGCGTGCCGCGGGTCGCGGTTCCCTTCCGACGGGGTTTCGCCTTGATGCCCAACGCAGCGGGCTCGGCCCGCTCGCTGCCCTGCTTCGCCTCCAGGATGAAGCAGGCGCGGCGGTAGAGGTCGATCCGGCCGGTGCTGGTGGTGCCGTCGCCGTTCTGGAAGGTAACGGCCCGCTCGAACACGTAGGCGTTGTGTTCGTCCTCGGGTCGGGTCGGCTCCGGGCGGGGGACGCCGAGCACGTCGCACAGTTCCGAGAGGAAGAGCTGGTAGTTGGCGCGCTCCGCGGCGCCGGAGGCGGCCCAGCGGTGGATGAAGTCCGCGAGGGACGGTAGGGAAGCGGCGAGGGTCATGGCTGCACCGATCGGGGTTCAGCGAGGAGTTCCCGCACCGCCCGCAGTAAGGCCGAGAGCAGCGACGGCCGGAAACCCGGCGGCAGGGGCGGCGCCGCGTGCCCGTTCAGCACGACGGCGCCGGCCCCCGTCTCCACGGTCACCGCCAGCGCCGGGTTCACTTCCAGCGTAAAGTCCTCCAGCACCAGCCAGAGGTCCCCGAGCAGTTCTTCGCGGAGACGTCGGTCCAGGCGCGGGAGGTTCGCCTCGACGTACGGCCGGTCCGCGGCGTCCACATGGCAGGCGGCCCCGACGCGGATGGGATCGCTCGTCCGCGTCGGTAGGACGAGCTTCGGCGCCCACTGACAGCACCCGAACGAGGGCGCCGTGAGCAGCCAGGCGTTCCCCTCCTGCCCGTAGGCGGCCGCCAGGCTCTCGGGATGCACCTGCCGGCCCTCCGTCGCCGCGAGGGCACAGCGGCCGTGTTCCCGGTAGTCCGGCTGTCCCGGCTCCGGGAAGGGGTTGAAGTCGGCGTGCCCGCGGTCCCAGTGGCGGCAATCCCGGCAGCGGCCTTCAGGCACCCTCGCCTCCGTTCTGCCGTTTTAATACGTTGGGCGCCGGCCCCGGCTTGGTCCCTACCTCGGCAGCCTGCTCGCGGACGAACCGGCTCACCTCTTCCGGACTGATCAGGTGTATGGCGCCGGCCCGGGTGGACTCCAGGCGCCCGACCTGAATCAGCCGGGCGACGCGGCGCCGGCTCACGCCGAGCGCCGCTCCCACCTCTGCCGTTGTGAGCCAGTCCTTCACGCGAGATTTATACCACGGGGGGAACTGTTTTCGCAAGCTCCTGACCTATCTATTCCCTTCGTGGTATAATTAGCGTGTAGGAAGAAGGGCGCCGCACCCTGGTAAGTTCAGCGCCCTTCCTGGTCACTCTGAGGAGAGTTCCCGATGCAAACCATATCATCCGCCGGAGCCGGTTACCGGACCAGGCTCATGGACCGCCCCGCTGCCGATCGCTTCGCGGCGTGCCTCGCCGCCAACCCCCGCTTCACCGAGGTCCACGTCGGCGAGAGCAACCGCACCAGGAGCGACACCGTCCGCTTCTTCGTGGCCTCGCAGCCGGCGAGCGACCAGCGGTACGCGGAGCTGGTAAGAGGGGCGCAGGACCAGCGGCTCCGAACCGCCCTGTCCGAGGGAGACGGCTACGCATTCTGCCTGAACACCGACAGCGGGCGCCCGTTCTTCTACTGCTTCAATCCGAAGTCCGGCGAGGTTCATGAAACGACGCACCACAACTGTAGCTGTCCGGATTACCACTACCGGTGCCGAAACGTCCCGGGCATGCGCTGCAAGCACATCCTCGCGCTGCTCAATGGCATGGGCCAGGCCGATTCCTTCTGATCAGTGCCGCCCGGACGCCACTGTCCCGGCCCTGGAGAACGGTGATGCCGACCAAACACCGGAACGCAACTGGAAACCCTACTCCCGAGTACAGAGCCTGGAGCGCGATGATCCAGCGCTGCTCAAATCCCAACCATCCGGACTACCGGCACTACGGCGGGCGAGGGATCAGGGTCTGCGAGCGATGGCTCCAGGCGGAGACCTTTCTCGCGGATATGGGCGAGCGCCCCTCTGCCCAACACACGCTGGAGCGGAAGGACAACAACGGCCCGTACTCGCCGGACAACTGCCGCTGGGCCACGCAGATCGAGCAGTGCCAGAACCTGCGGAAGAGTCGCCTGCTGGAGTACCAGGGGGAAACCCTGACGATCGCAGAGTGGGCGCGGCGCGCCGGTCTCTCGCCGGGCGCCCTCTGGGGCCGGCTGGATCGGGGCTGGTCCGTCGAACGAGCGCTGACTACTCCCGCCCGACAGGCGGCGCCTCGGCCAGAGAAGCGCGGTTCGGCCAACAGCCGGAAGACCCACTGCCCCCAAGGTCACCCGTACGACGAGGCCAACACGTTCTACGTCCGCAACCAGCGGCAGTGCAAAGCCTGCCGTCGCGCCTACGGGGCGGCACACTACCAGGCCAGGCGCGAAGAGATTTGCCGGAAGGCGCGTGAGCGTTACCACAGCGCGAAGGAGCAGACAGCCCGATGACCACCACCCTGAACCGTGACGAGCTGGCGACCCGGCTGCTCGCCCTGCCTGCCGCGCTGGAGGCCGCCGAGGAGGATCTCCTCCAGGCGCAGCGCGAGGCGACCGAAGCGAAGTGCATCCTGGAGGAGAACGAGGCGAGCCTTACCCTCCAGGGCCTCGACGGCAAGAACGAGGCGGAGCGGAAGGCGAGCCTCTACGCGCGGACGGTGCTGGACCGCGACCGGGCGCGACAGGCCGGCGAGCGCGTCCACCAGGCGGCCCTGCGGGTGCGGGTACTCCAGGCAGAGCACTCGAGTCTCCGCGCCGTCGCCCGCCTCCTCGGCGGCGAGTAGCAGCAACGGGGGCGCCGGTTCCTGCCGGCGCCCCCTTCCCTCTGGAGAGCCTGATGACCCCCACCGACCTGCGAGACTCGATCCTGATGCACCTGCGCGCGGACCTGGAGTTGCTCGCCTTCCCCGCGACGCACCGGGAGACCGGCACGCCGGGAATCCGCGTCGAGACGGCAGCCGGCGAGGTCCTGGTGCTGGTCGGCCGGCCGATCCCGCGTGAGGCGGACCCGCTCGGACCTCCGGACGAGGGCGGGCGGCCCTGCACCGCCGCAGAGGAGGAGGAGCTGGACCGCGAGGAGGCCTGGGAGCAGCCGTGGTGAGGCTGCCCGCCGGCCCCCGCTGCGCCGACTGCTGCTAATGGTCGCGCGGAAGGTCAGGCCAGACGCAGCGAAAGCCCCGTACCGCGCTACGTGCCATAGCGCGGTACGGGGCTTCGTGATTCAGGGAGCGGCCGGCGAAGCTACACGACCACGATGTCGGTGTCGTCGCAGTAGACGCTGCTCACGGCGCCCTGCGGGACCGCCTCTCCGGTGCCGCCCGCGATCTTCGCCGTGATCGCGAACGCGCCCGTGGTCGCGTTGTGGATCAACCTGACGTCACCCGCCCGGAACGGCAGGATCAGGCTCCGGGCGCCGGTCAGCGCCCCCGTCAGCTTCAGCACCCCCGCCCGCGCTTCCGCCGCGGAGAGCGTGTAGTCGCCCGAGCCGGCCAGGTCGATCGACCGGAAGCCGCGGTTCGGCGGGTTCGCCCACTTGCCGAGGGGATTCGCGTTGACGTTCGCGGCGTCGATGTTCCCGGAGCCGTCGAGGGGGAGCACCGCGAGCGGGACGTGGTACTCGCTCGGCGGCGTCGGATCGTCGGGCAGATAGCTGAGGACGAACGCGTACGTGTCCAGCTCCGTCCGCTCGTTCTGGTTGGCCGCCGTCCGCGTGAGCAGCCCCCATACGTAGACCTCCCCGGATGGCGCCCCCGCGACCGTGAGCGGCAGCGGATCGACGCCGGTGTTGAACCGCAGCCCCGCCGTCCAGACGACCGTCTCGGCCGCGAGCTCGATCTCCAGGGCGGCCGAGACGGTGATGCCGCCGCCGGAGAGGATCCCGGGGGGCAGGCGCGCGTTCAGGCCGGCGTCGAGCTCGTCCCCCCGCTGGTTGTCCCGGTCGAGGCTGTAGGGCTTGCTGTAGCTGGCTCCCTGTCGCGGTAGATAGCTCAAGAGATGCCTCCGCCGATGTCCTCCAGCAGCGACCAGGTCTCGCCGCCGGTCTGGCTCCCCCAGGTGAAAAGGTCGTTGCCCACACTTTCCCGGTTCAGGTAGTAGTAGATCCCGTAGCGGTCGGCCGCCATCCCCGGCGAGCAGATCTTGAACGTCATGGACGGGTCCACTCCCGGCACCCCGCAAGGCTCGTCATTCGTCGCGTAGTCCGCGAGGGATCGTTCCGCGGAGAGGACCGCGCTCGCCTCGGCAAACCAGACCGTCACCGCCGCCGGCACCGCGATCGCGTAGCCGGGGATCCGCCCGAGAAACGTGATGAAGTCCTGCACCCACGAGGCGAGCACCCCGGGCGTCCGGCTCCCCCGGTGGCTGATGTCCCCGTCGCCCTCGTCCCACAGGAGGTGGACGTAATCCCGGCGGTCCACCTGCATCACGGTCCGCTGCTTCGGGACCCCCGTCCCGAACGTGAGCGCGAGGGCGAGGGTGGCTCCCCCGTCGTCGGACTCATAGAGATTCAGCGCGTTCGCAACATGCGCCGTCACCACCAGCCGCTCGAGGCGGAACCGCGGGCGAGGATACCGCAGCCCCGTGTGGGTGGCGTAGAGGGCAAAGGTCGCGCCCCCGTCCGCGGAGTAGTAGCCCTGCGCGGCCGGGGCGGTCGTGTGATACCAGCAGTAGACCGTCCCCCACCGGTCCACCTCCAGCGCCGGCCACGCGCCGAGGCCGGCGGTCGCGTCCGCGTCGCTGGCGAGCGTTACCGGAGCGTCCCAGGTCCGGCCCCCGTCCCGGCTCCGGGCCACCCGGACCTCGGCGCCGGAGCTGCGCCGGTACGCCCGGTAGTGGAAGCCGGTGGCCGGGCAGATCGCATAATCGACGCCCTCCCCCGCAATCGCCGTATCGGTCCCGACGCAGGAACAGGTATCGAGATCGTACTCTTCCCCTTCCGGGCACTCCGGCGTCGTGCAGTCGAAGACGCAGGTGGCCGCGTTCCACGCGCACTCCCGCTCCGCAAAGCACTGCGGGTAGCCGTCTGAATCCTCGTCGCAGGGGATGCAGGTCCCGGTGAGGATGCAGTAGCAGGAGCCGGGGTCGCAGCACTCGCAGAGGCACTGGTTCGGGTCCCACCAGCAATCCATCCCCGCGAAGAAGCCGGTGCAGTCAACGCCGTCTTCCCGGTCCACGCACTCGCCGGTGACCGCGTAGTAGCACTGCCCTTCCGGGCACTCACACTGGCAGGTCTCCCAGTCCCAGAAGCTCTCCCCGGGGCAGTCCGTGTCCGGCCGCTGCCAGGCGCAATCCACCCAGGTCCAGCAGGATTGCGGCGGGTCGAGCGAGCGGCAGACGTTGCACTCGCTGTCGTAGACGGTGCCTTCCGGACAGGGGAAGACGTCCCCGGTCCCGCGGTAGCACTTCCCGCTCGCCGGATCGAACGTCCACGGGTTCGAGATGTGGAACGGACACACCGGGCAGATCGCGTGACAGGTGCCGATGCCGCCGGTCGCCGCCCCCGCGGTATCGCAGAGGTAGCACTGGACGGGATCGGTGAAGTACCAGTCCCGGTCGAGGGGCGGGAACCCGCTGGTCGCCTCATCGTAGTGCCCGGCTTTCGCCCAGACCCAGGACGGCAGCCAGCCGGTGGACGTGTGCGCGTATGCGGCCGGCGTGATGCCGGTGATCGGGTCGGCGCCCTGATACCACTCGCAGTGCGCGGAGGGGATGCCGCAGTCCCGCTTCGCCCAGTCCGGTCCCGGCGGCGGGGCGTCGCAGCACTCCGGCGGCTCCCCGAAGCAGCTAAAGATCGTGACATGCAGTGGACCGAGCGAGGCCTTCCGCTGATACCCGGACGGAGCCCCCGAGAGCGTGATGGGGGTGAAGCCTTCGCAGTCTCCATACCCGTCGGTGGTCGTCCATTCGCGCGCCACTTACTCAACCTCTCCGAGGCTGGGACCGGTCGCCTCACCCGCGCCGCGGGGGGCCGCCTGCGGCCTGGTCACATTGAGGACAGGGCAGGCGGAGGAAGAACGTGGCCGCCGTGAAGGGAAGACGCTGCCGCTCCCCGCCGGCCTCTACCGTGGTGAACTCCTTCCCGCCGACCACCAGCGGCCCGACGAACCCGATCGCAAAGGGGACCCGGTCCTCCCCCGCGAGGACGAAGAGGTCTCCGACCTGCACCGGGTCCAGGCCCGGCAAGAGCACCGGCCAGCCCGCAGCCCGGAGCCGCTGCACGAACTCCGGGACGGAAGCGGCGGCCGGCACCAGGCCCGGCAAGAGGCGCGCGACGAAGCGGATCCCGACCTCGCCCGGCTGGAGCGCCGCCGCCGCCTGCCCGGCCTGCGTGACCGCCTCCCGATCCGCGAGGAGGTCCGCGAGTTGCTTTCGCGGGGTCGGCGGTGCGGTCCGGGACCCCGGCTGCGGGACCGGCGGCGTTCCCGGCCGGAGCCCGGGCCGCGGTGCGGGTGCTTCCTGCATCTTTCCCCTCAAGTCGTCATGTTGTGCAGCGAGCCGAACCCGATCCACGCCACCTCGGTGACGACGACGGTGCGCTCCGCCTTCCGCGGGTTGATCCCCAGGGGGTCCAGCGGGCTCTGGGCCGGGAAGGCGACTTCCTGGAGGTCGCCCTGGTCCCGGGCGCCGGCGGCGTACTCCCGGAGCTGCGCGCGGTGCTGCTCCTGCCGGTAGGGCATCTAGGGGATCTCCTCATCCCCGCTGCCGGGGAACGGTCCCGGCAGCGCGCCTTCCACGGAGCCGACGGGGATCCGCTCCCCCGTGATGATCGTTTCGTAGAGACCGCGGTGCTTCCCCTCGACGGAGAGATGGATGCAGACGAACGTCCCGCGTCCCGCCGCCGTGAAGACGTGCCCCACGTCGAACTGGCTCACGCCCCCCTCCAGCTCCCACGGCGCGAGGTCCACCTTGAACCGGCGGATCACCCGCTTCCGCCCATCCCGCCGCAGCTTGATGAAGGCAAGCTGCGTGAGCGCGCTGTCGCCGACCGCGAGCCGGGCCACCGTCGTGATCGCGTTCTCCTCACCGCTGAAGTTCGGGTTCGTGAGGTCCGTGATCGCGGCGTTGTCGCGGGCGATCGCGCGGACCACCTTGCCTTCGTCGTCCTTGCCGTAAACGGTGACGACATTGCCTTTCGGGCGGATGAGCAGATACCCGGTCTCGGCGTAGACCTGCATCCGGTTGACGCCCGCCGCCGCGGCGTCCTGGATCCGCCGGTAGAGCGTGATGCCGGCGTAGTAAAGCCACTCCCCCGCGGCGAGTCCCTGGGGCAGATCGGGATGGTAGTAGACCTCCCCCAGGAGGTCCGTGTAGAGCACCCAGCCGGCCCAGTCCGTGGCGATCCGCTGCATGTAGGCGAGCCGCTGCTCGCTCCAGGTCGGCCCCCAGGCATCGTCGTCCGGGTCCGCCGCCGGCGCGGCTTGCGCGTACTCCGTCCCCCACGTTCCCGGCAGCCGCGCCCGCTCCGTGCCGCTCGCCGGGTCCGCCGTGATCGAGACCTGGTCCGGGTCCGTCGTGTCGAAATGGCTGCTGCGCAGGGTGGCCGCGATGGCAAAGGTGTGCTCCACGGTCCCGGGCGGCACCGCGGCCGGGTTGAAGATCCGGGGCGGGTACGTCCACTTCTGCTGCGCCCGGTGCAGCATTGGTTTCGCTTTCAGCAGGTAGTGGCGGAGGCCGCTCGCGTCGTCCTCGGAGGCCAGCTCGTCCAGCTCGAAGGTCTCGGCCCACGCCCGCCAGCGCGGCACCCAGTCCGGCGGGCCGACCTCCGCCGTCTCCTCGTAGACGATGGGGAACCCGAACCGCTCGTGGTAGCCGCCGGACTCCAGGGCCAGCCCACCCGCCCCGCCGATGTCGTCGAGCACCCGGAAGAAGACGCGGATCTGGCCCTGCCCGCAGTCGTAGTAGGACGCCTCCGTTCCCCACCGGTCGAACTCGGTGTCGAGGAGGATGAACTCGCTGTTTGTGCGCGGCACGATGTGCGCGGGAAAGGAGAACTCGAACAGCTTCACCTGCGGCGCGAGGTAGCCGGCGTTCGTCAGGCCGAAGTTCGCCGGGAAGAGGGAGAGGTAGAGGGTGCCCCGGTGCGCGATGCCGTCACTCACCCACTCCATGAGCGTCACGGCGTCCTGGAGCATGTAAGTGATCTTCGCGCCGGCCGGCGAGGTGTAGGTATAGCCGCCCGCCCCGTGGGAGACGGTGATGTCACCGGGGTTCGCGTGGAGCAGGCCCCGCAGCTCGTAGACCGGCGGCTGCGTCGGCGCCTGCCCCTGCGGGAAGTCGAAGAGGATCGGCCGGTTCCCCGCCGTGTGCGTGCCCTCGTAGCCCGCGATCTGCACCTGCACGATCAGGGAGGTCGCGGTCGGCCCCGCGATCCACCAGGGTCCCGTCGCGGCCGAGGTCGGCCCGACCGCACTGCGCCACGGCACCCGCGTCCCGCCGCCGTGGGAGAAGGAGACCCAGTAGTCCCGTTCGCCCAGATCCGAGACGAGGAAGCCCCGGAAAGCCGGGATGAAGTCCCCGGAGGCGAACCCCGACTGCTGCGTCTGCGGCTTGCTGGGATCGTGCGGCCCCACGATGGAGTTCCACCAGGCCAGCCGCTCCCAGGTCGCCTTGTCGCCGTTCGGGTTCCGGAGCAGGTAGCCGCCGGTCCCGAACAGGACCACGCAGAAGTTGCTCCACCCGAAGACGACGGTGTTGTCCGGCGCCGGGAAGACCTGGGTCTGGAAGTAGGGGAGGAGGTTCTCGTACCCCACGGAGCCGAGGGGCGTCCCGACCGAGGGCGGCGTCTGGCCGCAGACGGCGAGCGTCTTCATGCCGGCCGGGAAGATGATGTTCCCGCACGCCTGCCCGATCGCCGTGTAGTTCCGGCTGTCGAGACTGGGGCCGGTTGCGGTCCCGGTGTGGATGACCATCCACTCGTTGGCGGGGTAGCTGGGTCCGAACGGGTGCGCGTGGGAAGGGGAGAAGGTCTGGACGGTGAGGCCGCTCGTGAACGTCCACAGCGCGGCCTTCAGGACGTGATCGACGAGCCGGGGGTCTTTGAACCAGGTGGGGTTGAACTGCCGCGGCAAGGGGAGCAGGTACTCCTTGCCGCCGGGGTTCCAGAACCCGGTTCCGGGGCGGAAGCCGGCCTGCGGGTTCAGGGGGTCCTTCAGGAAGATGTCGTAGAGCCGTTTGCCGCTGAACTGATCGTCATACCGCTCCTCGGAAGTGCGGCTGAAGCCGTCCGCGTCTAGCCGCAATCGTCCCCGGTTTGCCATCTATTGGCTATCCAATGTGCTACACTGCGGCTATGGAAGAGACCCAGGCCCCGAAGCGCCCGAACCGCATCGCCCTCGACCTCCCGGCGCCGCTGCGCCGCCGGCTGGACCGGCTCACGGACACCACCGGCCGGAAGCGGTCCCACCTGATTGTCGAAGCCGTGCAGCGGTACGTCGAGACCGAAGAGCGGACCTACGGAAGCGAGCCGGCCCGATGATGGCTTGCCCCTGCGGAATGAAGAACCCGGCCGGCTCTCGCTTCTGCGCCCACTGCGGGCAGCCGCTCGCTGCCGCTCCGGTGCAGATGCCCGCCGCTCCCCCGTCCGGACCCGTGGCCGGCAGCCGGAGTCCGCTCGCGGTCCTCGGTGTGCTCGGGGCGCTTCTGGCTCTCGTGCCGGTCGCCTGGATTTGGGGACTGCCCCGGTGGCTGGGCGGCCGGACCAGTAGCTATGAGATCCGCGTACGGACTTCCCCGGCGACCCGCTTTCAGGGCTCTTATGCGGTGCTCGCCGCGGACGGTGCTTACTCCCTGCAGTCTGTCGAGGGCGCCGGGTTCGCGATGTATCCGGTGGGCAGCCAGATGATCGCTTCCGCGGTCTTCCAGAAGCACGAGCGAGAAGGGACCCTCATCCTGGAACTATGGCGAGACGGCGAACTGCTCCAGCAGGGCTCGACGAGTGCAGAGTACGGCGTGGTGTCCCTCGCCGGCTCGGCAGACACCCAGGCGACCCAGGCCACGCCGGTAGGGAGCGCACCGCCCTCGTTTTCCGGGTATCCGTCGGACGTGAACCCGAACCGGGTCACACGGACGATTGAGATCGACCAGTTCGGCAACGTGATACCCCCGGAGGAGCTGGGGCGGCGGCGGCGGGAAGAGGCCGCGCGGGCCAAGCGAACGGAGCCGGAACAACCGCGCTTCCGAACCCCAGAGCGAACGGAGCCCGAGCAGCCGGCCCCAGCGCAATCGGATCCAGAAGAGTCGCCGCCGTCCCCAGCGCCGCCTCCCTCGGCGCTCGCGGGGAGCGGCTCACCCGACGTGCCGCCGCTCGACTTCGAGTTGACCGGGAAGCAGGCGAGGGTCGGGGCGAAGTTCCCGACCGCGGAGCTGCTGCCATGCGGGCATCGCCGGCACGGGACGGACGGCGCCCACGTCGTCCCCTGTGACCAGGGGCACCGGTTCCTGGTCTCCGGCGGAAAGGTGGTCCCGATCCCGCTGGACGGAGGCGCCGGAGGCGCCGCGCCAGCGGCAGGAACGGACAGCGCCCCTCGCCTGCCGCTGCGAGCCAGGATCAATGACCCCGGGTTGTCTTTCGGTAATTCCCGCTATGGCGACGTGGTCGAGATAGCCTGGTTCAACCAGCGGGACGCTGCCGACTGGCTCCGCCGCGGCGCCCTGGTTCCCGTTCCGGATGACACGCGGCTCGGGCATTAGCCGGCCCGCCGGGCTCCTCTAATCGAAGATGCTGCCGAACTGCTCGCGCCCCGGCAGCTCGGAGAACGCCAGCGTGCCCGGCCGCGGCCGCGAGTTGTCGCTGATCTGCCGCTGGTGCTCGAGCTGCTGCTGCGCCACCCGGAGCTGCTCCCGCAGGAGCGCCACCGTCTCGGATTCACTGCTGCCGCCGCCGCGCTGCCGGAGCTCCTCCTCCTTCCCGAAGCCGCCGGCCAGCGCGCCGCCTACCCCGCCGATCACCGCGCCGATGGCGGTCCCGGCGCCGGGGAAGAGGCTCCCGAGCGCGGCCCCGGTCGCCGCCCCGCCGAGGGCGCCGGCCCCGGTCGCCTTCAAGAGGTCCAGGCCGGCGTTCCCGGTGTCCGGCAGGAAGCCCAGCGCCAGCCCGGCCACCCCCGCGACGCCGGCGGCACGACCCGCCCCGGAGCCGGCGAACGCGCCGAAGCGCGCGGCGGCGGTCCCGCCGGCACTCGTCGCCGCGACCCGTCCCTGCACGGCCGCCAGGCCGTTCGTCGCGGTGGCCAGCGTGCCGGCCTTGGCCGCCGTCTGCAGGTACGCCTCCCCCAGGCGGATCGTATTGTTGAGGGCGACCAGCGTCCCGGCCGAGTAGACCGCCATCGCCGCCGCCAGCGTGCCGACGAGGAGGCCGCCGACCGCTTTGATCGGTCCCGGCAGCGCGTTGAAGGCCTGGAGCGCCTTCACCCCGCCCTCGGTCGCCAGCCGCGCGAGCCCGATCCCGCCCTCGCCGATCCCCTCGTTGGCGCTGTTCAGCTCCGTCCGGAACGCCTGGAGCGCGCCCGGCAGACTGTCCCGGAACTGGATGGCCGCCTGCCCGCCCTGCGCGTCGAGCGCCGCGATGATGAGCCGCACCCGCTCCGCTTCCGTCCCCGCCGCGCGGAACTGGTCGGCGTCGATCACGATGCCGGCCCGCCGCAGCGCGCCCGCGTTCCCGGTCTGGACCGCCTTCCCGACCTGCGCGGCGACGGATTCACTGGTGAGCCCCAGCGCCTTGAGCGCCTCGGACGCGTTCAGGATCGGCAGCGTCAGGTCCCGGGCGAGGCTGGGGCTGATCTGGAAGGTCCCGAGGACGCCGACCGTCGCGGCGATCTTGTCGTCGTCGATCCCCGTGAGGGTCTGGAGGGACCCCGTGAACGCCTCGACTTCCTCTTTGGGGAAGGCGCCCCGGAAGTTCCCGGCGGTCCGCTGGAACGTGGCCTGGTCGTCGGCCGCGGCGAGGACCGCGTTCCCATAGGCGGCGAGGACCGCCGTGGAGGCGGCGAGGACGGCGCCGTAGACGACCTGCCCGCGCCGCGCGGTGTCGATCTGCTGCTGGTAGAAGTTCGCGGCGGTGCCGGCCGACCGGTAGGCGCCCGTGGTCTCCCGCTCGCCGAGGACGCGAAAGGTAGTGACTACGTCGTCGCGCTCGGTGGCCACGGGCTAGCTCACCGCCGCGGCGGCCGCGGCGGTGAGCGCCGCCTGCTCAGCCGCCGTCGGGAGCGTGGGGTCCGTCTCCGCTTCCGGCTCCGTCTCCAGGTCCGGCAGGTCCTCCAGCGAGAGCGCCCTGCGCACTCTCGTACGCGTCAAGAAGGACATCAAGTCCTCCCACTCCGAGCGCCCCTCCGGGCAGCAGTCCCCGCTCCACCGCGAATACCAGCCGGCGAGCCGAGCGGGGACGCGCTCGAAAAAAGCGTCGAAGGCGTCCCGGGTGAAGGTCTCGGACGCGAGCCGGTTCGAGGCCGCGCAGAACTCCTTCACCGGCACGCGGAAGGTCTTGGACCCGAGCAGCTTCGGCGCGTCCTTCAGCCCGTACACGCGTTCGCTGTCGGGCGCCGCGCTCTCCCGGAAGCACGCGATCACCTGATACGGCTGCCCGCACGCCTCCGAGAGGTAGCGGACCACGTTCGGGTCCGCCAGGTCCTCGGCGGGCAGCTCCAGCTTCCGGATCTCCCGGCCGGCGTGGAGGTTGATGAAGATCTCGTCGGCGACGGAGGCCGGGTGGACGAAGCCCTCGCGACCGTCCGGCATCGTCCACGGCTCCGCCAGGGTGTCCTCGTCCTCCGGGGCGACGCGGCCGTTCGGGAGGCCCTGCCGGCGCTCTTTCCGCTCCTGCTCGCGCCCGGCATACGCGCGCAGCTCTGCTCCGGTCATGCGCCGCTCCATCAGGTCGCCGCCGTGATCGTCGGCAGGTTGGTCTCGTCCGGATCGGACGACTCGACCCGGAGCGAGTATTCGAGGTACTCGTCCACTCGGGTGCGGACCTGCGCGCCGGTGATCATGCCGCTGCCGACGATCGCCAGGCAGGGCGTCGCCGCCGCGTCCGTCTTCAGCGAGAACCCCGTCGAGGTCCCCTGCCGGAAGAAGTTCGGCGTGGCGCCCGTCTCCCGGATCCGGATGAGGATGTTCAGCTCCCAGTCGGTGCCGAGGTGCGTGCGGCCCGTGGCGCGATTGCCGAAGGTCCGCCCTCGCACGTTCTCCGGCTTCCACTGGAAGTTCCACTCGATCGCGTCGAGCGTGATCGGCGTCCCGGGCGCGGTGTCGATGATCGCCACCCCTTCGTTGCCCGAGAGGCGGTCGTCGGCGGCGAAGGCCACGTTGCTATCCTCCTGCCGGTTCTGCGCCGGCCGGCTCCGAGTGACCTTCCGCGGTCGGGTGACCTTCCGCGGTCAGGATGCGCGCCACGAGGTCGGCCTTCAGGCCCGCGGCGCCGAGCCGCAGGGAGCCCGCGAGCGCGCGCAGCTCCTCCACGGTCTTCTTCTCCAGCACGCCCCGCCGGAGGCCGGCCAGTTCCCGGCGCCGGCGGCGGTTCTCTTCCCGGGTCGGGTCCTCGCCCGCCGCGGCACCCTCACCCGTCCGGGCCGGGTTCCGGAACCACTTCGCCGGCACGTCCTCCCGCTTTGCGTAGAGCACCCCCTGGATGATGATCCCGCGGCCATCCCGGAGCGCCTCTTCCTGGCAGTCGTCCAACCGCAATTCCGGCTCCCCCCGGGGCTGCAATTCCGGCTTCGCCATTACGTGCCTCCCGCCTTGAGAATGTTCAGGTTCATCGTGTGGTAGAACTCCCGGATCGCGCCCCGCTTGTTCGCCAGCGCCTCTTCCTGCCAGCGCACTTCCTCGATGCCCGGGCTCCGGATCTGGCTCTGCTTCAGGTCCCGCCGCCGGGCGGCGTGCGACGCTGTGTTCCGGAGCACGACGTCACCGCCCCGGATCTCCGCCTTCTCCGATTGGTAGAGTTCCTGCGTCCGCGTCCACTGCGGACGTCCGGTGCCGCTCCGGGGGATCGGCTTCGCGTAGATCTTGACGGCGAGGATGCGCCGGCTCTCGGCTAGGATCACGCTCCGGATCCGGTCCTGCGTCGCCCGCTGCTCCGGCCCAAAGGCCCGCGCCCGCGCTTCCCACCGGGCGGCGATCCGGCCGGCGTTCGTGGTCACGCTGACGTTCATGGTTCACCCGCGCCGGTAACCCGCCGGGACATCGTTCCGTTCGTCCTGACTGCCTATCCGGTCCGAAGGCCGCCACGTGAGGCTGCCGGGAGCGTAGGTGCCGGTCACCAGAATGGGCGTGCCGGCCCGCAGCGTTTCCGCCGTGCCGCCGGGCGTCTCCGGAACCGCGGTGCCGGCCGCGAGGGCCTCGAAGATCGCCGCTTCCGCGTCGAGGGCATCCGCCTGCGCCCGCACCTGCGCGGCGTCCTCGGTCATCCGCGGCGCCTCCGTCCCCGTCGCCGGCAGGGTCGCCCAGGCCCGGAGGCAGGCGGCGCCGGTCCGGAAGGCGACGGCGTAGGTGAGCGCGTCCGCTTCCGCCGCGGTCAGGTCGGTCGCCCCGAAGACCGCCTCCGTCACGAGGAGCTGCGTCTTCACCCGCGCCGCGGGCAGCACCGCCTCAATCAGGGCGTCCAGCTCGCCCGCCGACATGTTGTCGATCTTGGCGTTGATCCCCGTGAGGTCCCGGACCTGAATCTCTGTGGGGTCCTGATACTGGCTTATGATGTCGCTCCCGTGACGTCCTGGATCACCTTCGCTCGCCCTTCCGCCAAGGTGGTGACGACCGCGCCCGCCAGCATCTGGACGTCGTAGTAATAGCCGCTGCCGACCGGCAGCGCCGCCGAGGCCGTCGCCGCGAGGCGGATCGTGAGGGTGCCGGCGGTCGGATCGTCTACCTCGAGCGCGCCGTCCCCGGCCGTCCCGGCCGCCCCGTTTAGGGTGACCAGCCCGGCCGTCCGCTCGATCTGGAGGATCGCCGCCCCGTCCGCGTCGTCCTTCCGCCGCTTCACCGTGAACCAGAGCTTGTCGCTCTCCGTCAGATCCGCAAGACCGGTGATGACGACCGCCAGCGTGTCGCCCTGGTAGAGGGACAGCTCCCCGTCGGCGGCGGCGGCGGCCGCTTGCACCTGCGGCGCCGTGAGGGAGAGGTTCACCGCGTCGACGGTCACGATCGCCCCGACCTCCGCGGTCCCATCCCACGAGAGTTGCGCCGGCCCCCCTGCCAGCGGGTCCGTGATCGCCGGGCCGGCACCCACCCGCTGCCGCACCGTCACCCCGTAGAGCCCCGCCGGCAGCAGCGGGAAGTCCCCGTGGTAGCGCCCGGCGCCGCGGTGCGTCAGGGCAATCGCGTAGCTCGTCCAGTGGGCGGCGTCGTAGGTCTCCAGGGCGGCGCCGCTGGCCACCTGGTTATCCGGCTGCTCCACCACCGCATAGAGCGCGAGGCCCGTCTGCGCCGCTGGGTCCGTGTAGGTGATCTCGCCGGCCATGTTAGGTGTAATTGTTACTAACAGTATTCGTCGAACCGCCCCCAGCCAGATCCGTCACGTTGATGCCGGACGCCCCGATGCACCAGTTGTGTTCGAACCGGCACTTCGCGGTGGTCGCCGAGAAGTACCCGGTCCGCGCCGGGTTGTTCGTCCGGTTCCCCCGGATGTCGGCGCGCACGCAGGCGCCGTCCAGGTTGAAGCAGCCGAACGCGCCGGCCCCCGTCTCTTCCAGGTAGCAGCCGTGAATGTCCAGGTCCGCGATGGCCGTCGCGACCACCGCCCAGGTCGGCACGATGATGGTGGAGTTCCGGACGCTGATCCGGCTGCCGCTCGCGATGACCACCCCTTTCCCGTTCGTGGTCCGGATCAGCACCCCGTCCACCTGGATGCCCGTCCCGGCCGAAATGTGGATCGCGGCGTCGGCCCCGTCGTTGCCCGTCCCCGTGAACATGTTCCCGCTCCCGATCAGGGTGTCGTTGCCGCCGGTCACGTCGATCCCGGTCGCACAGTCTCGGAACTGGTTGCCGAGGATGGAGACGGCGTGGTCGCCGAAGACGCCGAGGGCCGCCTGGCCCGGGTTCCGGTAGCCGTAGAAGAAATTGCCGTGGACGGACACCCGCCGCGCCTGCACGAGGTTCACATCCAGGATCCCGGCCCCGGCCGTGCTGTAGCAGTGGTTGCCGGCGACGAGGATCTCCTGGGTGCGCTGCGCCGGCTCGTCCAGCTCCACCACCGCGAAGCAGCCGCCCGGCGTCGAGCTCGCCCGCCCGACCAGCGTGGCCGCGTTGCGCAGGGTGTTCCCCACGTAGCGCCCGCCGTACTTCAGCCCCTGCGCGATCTCGAAGCAGCAGTGGGCGCTCCCGTCCACCAGGCAGTTCAGGACCGCGTTCCCGCCGTGCTCCTCCACGCCGTTGCTGTAGTCCTCGAACGCGCTCCGGGAGATGGTCTGGGCGTCGTCCTCAAACCCGTAGTTGGCGATCAGCCGGGAATTCAGGAGCACGCTGTCCCGCACGCCCGTCCACCAGCCCACCGCCTGGCTCCACCCGGACAGGTCGCAGTCCTCGATCCGGTTCCGGTTGCTCCGGATGACGTAGACGCCCTTCTGGGTGCCCTTGCCGCCCCAGGTGGTCGGGGAGGTCGCGTGGTTGTCGATCCGGCACCGGCGGATCACGAGATCGTCCGTCCAGAAGGCCTGCACCCCGTTGCCGGCCCGTCCCACGTCGTGGACGTAGCAGTCCTCGACCTGCACCCCCAGGAGCGGGCTGCCGCCCTCGCCTTCGATGACGATCCCGTCCGCGCCGGTCCCGGCCGGCTGCGCCGCCCCCCGCCCGTCGATCTCGAACCCGCCGAGGCGCACCCGCGAGGCCGAGATCCGGACGCCCGGCACGTTCGCGAGCGGGACGTTGATCTTCGTGGCGTGCGGCCCGTGCGTGCTCTTCAGGGTCACGCCGGCCTGGTCGAGGAGCAGCGTGGCCGGCGGGCTGTAGGTGCCGGGCCCCACCAGGATCGTGTCCCCGGCCGCCGCCGCCGCCAGCGCGCCCTCAAGGGTCGCGAAGTGGGCGGCCTGGGAAGACGAGACCAGGATCTCCAGCGGGCTCTTGGCGACGGCGGCGAGTTGCATCAGGCCACCTCGATCAGGTACCTCGTCCCGAGGTAGGCCCGGAGGAGCGTGGCGTCCTCCGCCGCGAGCACTCCCTCGAACACCAGCAGCTCGAGGATATCCCCGAGGAAGAAGCCGGACACCGGCCCGCCGCCCACCGCGAACCGGTCCACCGTGAAGGCGCCCACGTCCACCGTCGCGTCCGTCAGCACCGCCGCGCCGTTCCGCCGGATGGAGACCGCCGTCCCGGTGAACGCGATCTCCAGGATGCGGAACGTGCTCCGGTCGTCCGTGAACGTCGGGATGATCTCGTTCAGCCCCGTGTCGTCCCGGCGGGAGAACGTCATCCCCGTCGCCGTCGCGGCGTTGTAGATCGCCTCGAACGCGAGGCCGGCCCCGCTGTGATAGAGGAGCGTCTCGGCCTGGAACGTCGCCGCGGGCGTGTTGGAGCGGGAGACGTAAACCAGGGTGTGCGGCACGTCGGTGCCGGCGAAGAGCGCCCCCAGCGCGGCGTTGATCAGCCGGTCGTCCGCCCCGTCGAGCCGCACGCCCGGCAGGTCATTCTGGAGGCCGAGGTGCAGCGAGGCGCGGGAGGCGTCCGTGGCGGCAACGAGGTGGCGCCCATGCGGCGTCCGGTCCTGCCAGGTGCCGACCGGATCCGAGAGGAGCAGCGCGGGCGTCGTGGCCGCGGCGCCCGTCCGCTCCTGATAGAGCCCGGTGTCCGCCCGATACCAGCCGGCCGGCGAGAGCGCCAGCGCGGACCAGTCCGCGGCGGCCGGGGATGAGCGCCGGACGCGGAGTCCCGGCTCCGGCAGCAGGTGGCGGAACTGGGGAGGGGTGGTCGGCACGGGAGGTTACTCCGGTAGGAACCCACGGGCAACGAGGACCTGCCGCGCGAAGTCGTCAATGTGCCCGTGGAGGCTCCTCGCAAACGCTGCCGCGCGGCGCTCCTCTTCCATCAGCCGGTACCACGGAACGGCGTCTTCGTCCATCCAGCGGGCCAGATGCACCACCAGGGTACGATCGTCCCCCGCGTCCTCACCAGCACGCATCAGGATGGCCTGGGCCGGCACGAACCCCCGCCGCGCGGCGTATCGCACCGACTCGGCCAGGTACTCCAACAGCATCTCCAGGTCTTCGCGGGTGAGAGATGCCCTGGCTGCCTCCTGCGCCGCCGCCGCCGCGGCTTTCTTGCGCGCCCGGTAGGCGCGGGTGCGCTCCGCGCTGCTGGCGTGCTTTCTCGGTGGGGCCATCAGGCCTCCGCCCGGGTTTTCGGCTGCGCTTCCGGCAGGTCTTCCCCCAGCTCTTCCCGCAGCTCCTCCGGCGACGTGCAGATCGTCCCGCCCACGACGACGCTGCCGCCGTTCGCGAACGCCTGCGCGTACCGGGCTTCCCGCTCCCCGGCGCTCTCGGGGACCGCGCGGCGCCGGCCGGCCCGTCCGGCTCCCAACCGACCCGCCGGCTCCGCACCCCGCTCCGCCTCCAAGCCCCGCTCCGGCTCCGCACCTCGCTCCGGCCGGCGACCGGGCGCCGGCAACTGCTCCGGGGCCGCGCCGGCTTCGTCTCTCTTGTTCATCGCCATTTTCTCCCTAGATCGTGAGCACGGCGTTTGCACTCTGTCGATGCTTGCGTGGCCAGCCGCGCTGGACTGCGTACAGCACCTGTCCCGGCGGGTCGCCGTTCGGATCGCCGGCTGTCGCGTAGGCCACGGGACCGGGGATCGACTCGGCGAACTCCTCCCCGATGAGGGACGGCACCATCCCGCGCTTCGTCTCGATGACGTCGGCGTTCGCGAAGTCCCAGGGCTCGGCGCTGCCGAAGTCCCGGCTGTCCGCGAGGATCACCTTGTCGTCCGGCAGGAACTGCGCGGTGGAGAGCGCCCCGTCGCCGGCTTCGAGGTAGGTCCGCTTGTTGTAGACCTGGATCATCACGCGGCGGCCGGGCGAGGAGAGGATGTTCTCCGCCAGCTGGCTCATGGCGTTCCGGTTCCCGGTCGGGAAGGTCCCCGTCGCGAACTGGAGCTGGAACCACGCCTGGCTCCGCTCGATGAACTCGTCGGTTGCCGCCATCTCGTCGAAGCCCTGCCGGGTCATCACCACGGTGTCATACTGCTCGCCGTAGGTGTCTTCCCCGGCTTGGAGGAGCGCCTCCAGGTCCGAGATCGGGGTCGCGGTCGCGGGGTTGCTCCACGCGATGCCGGCCGTCACCTTGAGGGTCGCGGGCATCCCCCACGTGACGTTGGACATGATGATCCCGAACCGGTTGTAGTCGAGATCGTCGCAGAGCATCGCGCTGTAGAGCAGCTCGCGCCGGTCCCGGACGCCGGCCAGGAGCCGGTTGAGGGAGCGGACCACGTAGTTGTCGAAGGCGCGCCGGTCCCCGGTGGTCGCGAGGTTCCGGTCGAGCCGGTCGAGGAGATCGATCTGATACTCCCCGATCATCTGCCCGTGCTTGATCTTCGGGATCGCCGTCTGGGAGGTCCGGATCGGCTCCGGCTGCCGGATGACGCACTGCTGATCGAGCTGGATGATGTCGGCCGCGATGACGTTCCCCGTGATGTGGAGCATCACTTCCCCGTCCGCGGCCGGCACCGCCGGGATCCAGCTGTCGAACAGCCGCCCCCCGTCCCGGTCGTCGACCTGGGTCAGCTCCTCCAGGATCGCCGTGATGCGCTCGGCCGCGATGGCACTCCAACCGTCCATGGTCGTGGTTCCTTTCTCGCTAACTGGCTGATGGTTAATGGCTGATGGCTGATGGTTTGGAACCGGGAAGAACCCGTTCGAACCGGTTCGGTCCCGGCTCGAAGCCATTAGCCATTAGCCGGTTCCAGCCATCAGCCAGTTACAGGTCGGGGTCCGCGGGCGAGACCCGCGGGAGCGCGGCCTGCACCTCGGCGGTCCAGGCGTCGGTCGCGGCGTAGGCGCCCGCCGTCACCGCTTTCAGGCGATCGATGTAGACCCGCCCGCCGTCGAAGACGCCCGGCGGGTGATCCGCGTGGAGGTCGTCCTGCCGGATCGTGTAGTTCAGGATGTAGGTGTTCCCCCGGGTCGCCGCCTCCCGGCCGTCCGCGGCGGCTTCCTGGCGCGGCCCGTACTTGCCGCTGGCGGTGATGCGGGTGAGGATGAGCCCGTACGGCAGGTACTTCACCCCCGCGGGGATCACGGAGCCGTCCGCGAGGGTGGTGGCGGAGGCGTTCGCCGGCACGGTGCTCCAGTCGATCGTGACGCCGCCCGGCTTGTATTCCGGCCGCCCGTCGGCACTGGCGGGGGTGCCGCCGCCGCTGGTCGTCGTCGTCTGCTGTCCGAAGGCCATCGGTTATGCCTTTGCCTTTCCGTTGTCCGGCGCCGCGGCGGCGCGCGCTGCGTGCTTCCCGTGGTAGCGGGCGACGACGGTCCGCGGGTCCGCGTGCTCGCCCTTCGGATCGGCATCCCGCGTGGCCGGCCCCCGGTCCGCGGAGGTGCCCGGCGTGAGGCTCGCCTGCGCCGCGGCGTCGGCTTCCTGCCAGTAGGCGGCGAGGCTCTCCCAGTCCCGCGCCGCGACGAGGGCATCCACCGAGCGCGTCACGAGCGCCGCCGGATGCCCGGCCCGGATGCCGGCGGCGATGACGCGTGGCCGGACCCCGGCGAAGGCGGCAGCGAGCTGCGCTTCCGCCGCCTGCCGCTGCTGCTGCTCGCCGGTGTAGAGGTCCTCGGCCACGACGCCTTGCGGCGCCGCGCCCGGGACCAGGACGGCCGGCCCTGGGGCCGGCGGCTTCCCTTCCGCTCCGTCGCCGTCACTGCGATCGAGAGCGGCCTGTAGCTTCTGCCAGAGGCTCATTCCGTCATCCTCTCTGCCGCTCTCGGCGGCCCCCACGCCGGCCGGGCGGCGCGGGATTGCGCCGGCCGCCAGCTCCGCTAGCACCTGCTCGAAACTCCCGACGCGGTCCGCGAGCCCGGCGGTGACGGCCCCGGCCCCCACGAACACGTCGCCGCCCCCGAACTGAAGGGTCACCTGGTCCGGCGTGAGGCCCCGGTAGCCGGCGACGGCGGCGATGAAGACCGCCGCGAGATCGTCCACCCGCGCCTGGATCTGCGCCCGCCCGCCCTCCGTCGCCGGGTCCGGCCGCTTCCGCGGGGACTGGGAGCTGACGAACTCGATGGTGGCCACGCCGGCCTTCGCGTCCCGCTCCCGCGTGTCCCGGTAGGCGGAGTAGACGCCGATGGACCCGAGGAGCGCGCTGGGCGAGACCACGACCGCGCCGGCCGCGCTCGCGAGCCAGTAGGCGCCGGACGCCCCGTAGCCGGAAACGTAGGCCGCCACGGGTTTCTCCGCGGCGCCGGCCCGGATCTGCGCGGCGAACTCCCCGATGTCGGTCACGTCGCCGCCGGGGCTGTCGAAATGGAGCAGGATGGCCCGGATCTGCGGATCCCGGGTCGCGGCGGCGAAGTCCTGCGCGAGGTGGGCCACATCCGCCGCCCCGCTCACCTCGTCGAAGAAGTCGGCCCGCGGCACCAGGGGCCCGAAGATCGACTGCACCGCTACCCCGTCCCGGACGCGGATGTCCCGGGCCCCGTCGAGCGCGCGCCCGCTCTGCGCCGCCAGCGCCTGCCGCCGGTCGCGGGTCTCCCGGAGGGCCGCCAGCTCCGCCGCGGTGGGCACGTGCTCCCGGGCCGCGATGCCGGCGAGCAGCGTCAGCCAGTCCGGGTGAATGGCCCACGGGCGCCCGCAGAGGACCTCCAGCGCGCGGATCATCAGTTGCTCCCGACGGTGGAATCCGCCTCGTCCTGGTCCTGGCCGCTGCTCCCGTCGCCGCTGCTCCCGTCGCCGCCGCCGAGAGAGACCGCGGGCGGCTCTGCCAGCGCCCGCTTCACCTCGGCGCTGCCGGTGCAGTACTCCGCGACCTGCGTCTGGTCCCAGATGCCGAGCCGCCAGAGGGCGAGGGCGTACTGCAGCTTCTTCACGTCCGCGTTGGCGTCGTTGAGGGCGGCGCGGGCCGTTTCCAGCTCCTCGGCCAGGTTCGTGTCGGGCCACATCAGCGTGTACGGCCGGCTCTCGCCCCGCACCCGCTGCCGGAGGTCCAGCATCTTCCGGATGCATGGATTCAGCGCCCGGCGGATCGCCCGCACCCGCCCGGAGAGCTTGCGCATCTGCACCGAGGACATCCGCTCCGTCGCGGACCAGGAATAGCCGAAGAGGGACGGCGGCACGTCACTGGCCACCACGATCTCCTCGATGAGCTGCCGTTTCGAGATCTGGAAGTCCATCGCCTCGCCGTCGAGGCCCAGGACCTTCACCGTGACATTCCCCAGGGTCACCCAGTCTTTCGCGAGCCCTTGCTCGACCTGGCTCTTCACCGCTTCGTTCAGGCCGTTGCTCATCTGGGTGGCCAACGCGGTCGCCCGCGTGAACTCGGCGTCGTCCTCCCAGTTCTCGGGATATTGGCCGTTGATGTGGAAGATGGGGATCCCCATCCGGCGCATCGTGGACTTGAACGCCATCAAGGTCTCGACCCACACCTGGGCGACCGTGGGACACGCGAGGTAGAGCGGCTGCCCTTCCGGGGCGCTCCCCTGCGGGTCGAAGGTCGAGACCGTGGCCGTCAGCGGGGAGAGGACGCGGCCTCCGGAAACCAGCGAGCTGCCCGGCCCGTCACGCGCGTTGAGCTGCCGGATATCGAGCTGCCCACGGTCGGTGTCGTAGCGGAAGTACTCGCTGCGGTAGCTCCACAGGCCCGTCACCTCGTCGCGGAAAGGACCGATCTCCGCTTCCGCGACGCCGTTCCCATGGAGGAGCATCTGCCCCCCGTGGTCTCCGAGGAAGCACCCGAGGCCCATCCCGCCCCAGCCCGCTTTCACGTCCTCGGTCCACGTCTGGAGGTCGAGGGTATGCTCCTCGTCCACGCCCTGAACAGCCGGCTCCCCGGCGAGGGCGGTCAGGATCGAGATGCCCCGGCCCATCGCCGGGATGTTCAGGTAGAGCTGCCGGAACAGGCGGTACGACGTGCGTTCGAGCACCCGGTCGAGGCTGCGGCCCTTCCCGGTCGCCTGGACTACCGAGGCGGACGTGCCGGCGGGGGGCTTCCCGTTCGTCCGCTCGACGAGCATCGTCACCGGCGGCACTCCTCGGCCATTCGCTTCGCTGCGAGGGCCGCGCGACAGAGGTCGGTCGGCAGGGCGTGCAGCAAGACCATCGCATCATCGTCCGCGGTGCATTGGAAGCGCCGGTAGTGCTCGATCCGGAGGAAGATCCGGAAGAGACCCGTCAGGTCCATCAGTGACAGGTGCAGCCGACCCAGCCAACGGATCATGTCCCAGGCGGCGTTCATGTCCCGATCGGGCCGCCAGAAGTGGGCCGCGCTTTGCTCGTTCCCGTTCTCGTCCACCCAGAGGGCAATCGGTTCGTGCTGCGTGCCCGCGGCGCGGTTATGCTCCGCACAGGCTGCCGCTGCCCTCTCCCCAGTCGAGAAGCGGATCGGTGAGCCGCAATCAATCCAGTGCTCACAGGCGAACTTCCCGCACGCCCAGACCTGTTGCCAGCCCATCACCTCCCGGGCGACGGCCGCCGCCAGCTCCTCCCCTTCGAGCTGCTCGACGAGGGCCAGGCGGTCAATGCTCACGCGCTCCGGTCGCTCGGTGGTGGTCACGACGGTCGCGCCTTGCCGACGAGGGAGAAGCCGCCGGCTGCCTGGGGTCGGTCGAGGTGATTCACTAAGTAGCGCAATGTGTCCTGTAAATGGTTAAATCTGTCAATCGGGCGGTCCGGTTCCGGATGCTCCGCGGCGAGGCGGCCGCTGCGGGGCGCCTGTCTCACCCACCGCTCCTGCTCCCAGCGCCAGTGCCGGAGCCCCTCGCAGACGAACAGCGTGTTCTCTGCGAGCCGCCGCTTCACGCGGTAGGCCTGCGGGTCCCCGTTGTCCGCGGGCTTCGGTCGCAGCCAGGTCGCCTTCAGCTCCTGCGCCGCCTGCTTGAACTCGTCGGCGTCCGAGGGCGCTTCCCGGCCGGTCGTGGTCCGCTTGATGTCGAAGCCGGCCGGGTCCATCAGCACCTCCACCGGCGGCTGCCCGTAGAGCTGCCATTGGCCGTGGAGGGCGGCGACATGCTCCCGCGGGAGCTTCTCGCCCTCGTAGTGCTCACCGTAGAGCCAGAGTTGCCCTTCCGGGTCCACCGCGCCCCACAGGCCGGCGCACACCCGCCAGCCCGGATCGATGACCAGGAAGTGCCGCCAGCTCCGCGGGGGCACGAAATCCTCGACCAGGTGCCCCGCCGGCGCCCGCTCCGGGATGAACTCGGAGAGCACCCGGCCGCCCGTCGCGAGGAACGCCTCACTGGCCGTGAGCGGGTACTCCTGGACGAAGAACTGCCGCAGCTCCTTCACCTTCTCCCGCCGCCAGAGGAGCTGCCCCGCATCCAGCCCGTGCCGCTGGACCAGGACCCGCTCGTCCGCGGTCGGCCGGAAGTCCGCCGGTACCTCCGGCGCCCGGTAGACGCCGTGGGCGTTCCAGCCGAAGAAGCGCGGCGTGAAGACGCTGTCCCCCTTCTCGGCCGCCGTCCACTCGTCGTGGAACCAGTTGCCCATCCCCTTCGCGGTGGTCTCCACGAAGACGTTCCCGTCCGCGGGCACCGCCTGGAGGAGCCCCGCGACCAGCGCCGCGGCGTCGGGGTACGAGGCCGCCTCGGAGAGGTGCGCGTTGTTGATCGTCGCGCTCCTTCCGAAGTCCCGGGTGCCGGCCGTCCCGACGAAGAAGCTCGAGTCCAGCGCCGGCCAGAGGAACTCCCGGCGGTTCGCGTAGCGCGTCGCCGGCCGCTGCTCCTCCGGCAGGTTCTCGTACATCCGGCGCACGATCTGGAAGAGGCGCTCGGTGCTGTCCGCGTCGTGCGCGACGGCGACGGTGTGCGTGTGCGGCGTCGTCAGCGTGTCCAGGAAGAGCAAGGCGAAGATCAGGGTCGAGAAGCCCGGCTGCCGAAACTTCAGGATCAGCTCCCGCCGGCCCCGGAGCCGGCAGTCGCCTTCCCGCCAGGCCGGGAGGAGCACGTCCAGATAGCTCGCTTGCACCGCGTTGGGCGCGAACGGAATGAGCCGGCGGTCCTGGGTCCGGATCTTGAGATCCGCGAGGGTGAGGCGTTCCGCGCCGGCGGGGTCAGTGGATGGGCGGAGCGCCCGCAGGTGCTTGTTCGCCTCGTCCTGCTCCGCCGGGGTCAGGTGCTCCCACGCCCGCGCGACTCTCTCCGGCGTCCAGGAGTTCGGCAAGGCGCCGCAAACGCTCATCTTCGGTCAGCTCTCCGCGGGTTTCCTGGATGCTGGTCGGCTCCTGCCGCAAGAGCCGAAGCTTGTCGAAGCAGATCCCCAGGACCGTGCCCGTCTCCGAGGCCTTCGCGTCCTCCAACTTCCCCGGCAGCAGGCCCGCGGCGACCCGGATGATGTTCTCCAGGAGCTCCTCGAGGCTGGCTTGCTTTTGGGAACAGCTTTCTGTCCCCAAAACCTGTGCCTTCTGCTTCCAGAGCGCGACGGTAGCGAATGGGATGCCGGACTCCCGGGCCGTCCGCTTGACGTTGCCGCCGTTGGCCTTCAGGAGGGCGAGCACTTCCTCGCGGCGCGCGTCGGGGTGGGCCATCTTGCTACCCGAGCACCACTGCCGCAGCCAGGAACGCCAGTCCAAGCGCGAGCAGCGAGACCGAGCCGAAGACCACGCCGAAGCTCGCCAATACGAACAGCACCGTGGCGATGAGCGCGAGGAACTTCGCGGTCGTGAACACGAGGATGGGTCTCCGGGGCTCACTCATCTTAAAACCGCTTGCCGCCCGGCCCGGTGCACGTTCCGTCGGACCGCCACCCGCCGGCCGGCGGCATCTCGTCGAACGTGCAGCCCGAAAGGGTGTGCCCCTTCGACCCCTGCGCCGTCTTGAGGGGCGCGTCCCGGTTGTTCTTGAACGTGCAAGCCTCCACGCGGCAGTTCTTGGACGCCTTCCCGTCAATGGCGGCGAGCACCAGCCCGTCATCCTTGCCGTTGACGATCTGGCAGTCCTTGACGAGGCCCCGATCCCAGGCGCCGAGGTTGAACTGGGCGCCCTGCTCGGTGGCGTTCCCGTCCGCAGTGCAGCGCAGGATGTGCCCGCCGACCACCCACCAGCTCTGGCCTTCGAGGTTCACCTGGCAAAAACATCGATGATTGCGCCGGCCCACGCAGTCCTCGATGAAGAATGGCTTGCCGCCCTTTTTATGGCTTCCGACATAGACGAAATGCTCCTCGTTCTCGTCGCCCGTCACTCGGTACATCCGCAGTCCTTCACACTCGGCGTCGAGGAGGATGCCGCTCTTGGTTTTGGACCGGGACAGGTCGCCGCCGGTGAGGGTGAGGTCCCGACAGCCCCGGGCATAGATGTTGCTCTCGCGGGCGCCCTCGATGCGGGCATCGATCAGGGTGACTCCGTTCAGGCCAGAAAGGGAGAGCTGGTCCCGCAGGACGAAGCCGCCCACCCATTGATAGGTTACTCCCGACTTCATGTTCTCCAGGTCCCGCTCGCTGCGGACCTCAACCACCTTGCCCGTGCCCGTGGGGGGGATAGGCCGCTCCGGCTCCGTGGGGGGCTTCGGGTTCACCGTGGGCGGCTTCGGCCGGCTCGGGCGCCACGGCTTGCGTCCCTCGGTCGTCACCGCGCCGGCCGGGTCGTCCTGCTCCTCGTCCTCCGGGACGGCGGCGGCGACAAAGCCGGCGATGGCCGCGCCTACCGCCTGCGGGTCCATTCCCGCGAACTCATCCGGCTCCAGGTCCGCGTCCTCGGGTTCCTCGTCGTCCTCAACCGGCGCGTAGGGGCTCACGTCGTCGTTCGCATTGCGGCGCCGCTCTTCGTCGTCCAGCAGCTCCTCATCCTCGTCGAGCCCGAGCGTGTCTTCCGGCAGGCCCAGTTGCCCGGCGGCTTCGAGTTCGCGGCGGCGGGCGCGCTGGTCCGCGCTCTCGTCGGGGTCGAGGGGCATCAGCACGTCTCCGAAAACAAGCGGGGCGAGCGGGCGGCCTTATTTCGCAAACCGGCCGGCACGTGAAATAAGAGGCGGCGGGCCATCAGGCGCTCCTCGCGGTCACGGTGAGCCCGCAGCCCTGGCAGATTTCCATCCCGTACGCCGGATGCGTGCCGCGCTCGCCCGTGTGGGCGCAGGCCCCCTGGACCGGCAGTGGCGGCGCGGCGAGCACCGGGGTCGCCGTCGCGCAGGCCGGGGCAGGTGCGCTCCCCCGTGGCGGCGTTGACCAGCTCGCGGCGGACGTGGGGGTGGTGGGGGCAGGTGTCAGGCATTGGAAAAACGCACCAGCTCGTCCGCGCTCAGCAAGTAAACAGCGAGGACTCCTTTGCTCTTGGTGTCCCCGGCGGCGACCGCCTTCTTGCCGATGTCGTAGGTCCGCTTCCAGGCCGCCGAAGCATACCCTCCACGGGTGTTCAAGCACCCGTAGGAACTCTTCCCGATGATGTCGGTAAGCGGGCCCGCGTGCCAATTGAGCCCATTACCGACCTCCACGTGGATCTCTTCGGTGGGGTCTCTCGTTGCATCGGCGTCACGATCCCGCCATATTCTCGCGCCCCCGTGCTGGACGAAGGCCCGGTGCCGCCGGTGGAGACCCGGATGGAAGAGGTGCTCCCCGTCGGCGCGGTAGGCCATCCCCGCCGGGTTGGGGGCCGGGACGGCGCCCGGCTCGACGGTCCCCTCGGCGAGATACCACGCGGCGCCCGCCCAGCCGAGGAGGTCGTCCTGGAAACCGCGAGGGGTATTCGGAATGACTTCGATGCTGTCGGCGTCGAGCAGCTTCGCGCCGCGGATCCCCACGCCGAAGACGGTGCCGTCCGCGGGGACAGGCCAGTTCTTCGCGGCGAAGAATGAACGAAATAGCGAGTTCGTCAACGCCACGCGTCAGGCCTTCTTCGCGGCGGGGAGCTGCTCCGGCTTCGGCTTCAGGTCGCCGGGGAGCGTGTTGTCGATGCCTGGTTGGGGGCCAGGGAGGGAGTTATCAGGGCGCGGCGCGTTGGGATCGGTCGGCGGCGTCGGGTTGACGCCCGTCTCGGTGGTGACGATGCCCTCGATCTGCTCGTTGTGGCTCTTGATCTTGGCGACCTCGGCGTTGAGCGCTTCGCCCGCGGGACCGAGCGCCGCGATCTGCGCCTCCAGCGCCGCGATGGCCTCGGCCTGGTCGGCCACGATGGCTTCGATCTGATCGCCCTGCGCCTGCTCGGCGGCGATCAACTCCCCCTGCTTAGCGACGACCTCTTGCAGGTCGGTGATAGCTTGGCTCATGGCCTGGATCTGCCTTTCGTGCCGGAAGAGGCTCTTGTAGACGAACTTGTCCATCAGGCAAACGGGAACGACGGGAATGAGATCGGGCCGGGGAACTTCATCAACCAGATGGAGATCCAGACCGAGTGCAGGAATTCCGTGACTTGAACCACCGGAGCACCTCCCGAGGCAGGGTGTTACCCTAGTCTCGCGTCGGAAGTGCGATTCCGGCGTAAAGGCCCTGTCGGCGATGTCCTCGCCGGCGGGGCTCTTTGCTGTTCCGCGTACGGTAGGTCTACCGCCCCCGTATTGGGGGTCGCTGACCTCTCGAAAAGTGGCCTCGGGACGGCAGACGCCCCGAGGCCCAGGTCACAGCTGTTTTCAGAAGCGCTGCACCCGGCCCACCTGGACCGGGCCTCCGCCGGCAAACGCGCGGCGAAGCAGGGAAACGCTGAGGTCTCACGCAGCCGGAAAGTCGCCGAGGCCCGTGCGAAAGACCGGAAACGCCCGCCGGGCGCCGCCGCGGCGAAGCGTGGCTCCGGCCGGCGCCGCTTGCCTGGAAGCTGCCGACGCCGGCCGGAACAGGGTGCCCGGGAGGGGCAAAAGGAAAGCCCCCAGGGAAGCCCTGGAGGCCAATCTCTCTATTCAGCCCTAACGTCAGAAGGCGCCTGTGACGCAATCTGGCACCCTCACTTTCGGACATTCTTGGGTTTAACGTCAACTTTTGTGCCTGCGAGGCCGGCTCCGGGCGTTCTCCACAAAGTGGCTCACGAAGTCGCGCCGGTCCACCGTCACCGGGTGCGGAAAGGCGGGCTCGCGCTTATCCGCGCGGAAGAGGGGCGTGGACGGGTCCGGCCGCTGGGGCCCGCAGAGCGCCTCCCACACCGCTTCCGCGTCCTGCCGCAGTTCGGAGAGCCAGTTCCGCTCCCGCGTCTTGCGCTTGATCTCGGAGCGGTGGTAGCCGACCGTCCCGACGGCGATGCCGAGTCGGTCGGCGATCTCCGGGTCCGGCAGGCCCGCGACGTAGGCGAGCTCGATCACCTGCTGCTGCCGCTCACTGGCGTTGATGGCCCAGCACCAGGCCGTGGCGAACTCCGGGGTGACGGTCATCGGTACCTGGTTACCGCACGGCGCCGCGCAGCTCCTCCTCCAGGCCGGCGAGCAGCTCGTCCACCTCCGCGGCGATCGCCTGGTTCAGCGTCGCCCCGACTACTTCGGCCTATGAGTTACCCAGTGCGGGTGTGATTCGCTCCCGCCGCTTCATTACCCCGCCGAAGTCGATTCATACCCCTGATCGTCAGCCTGTGACTGCCGTATTCACAGGCTCACTCTCCGCCTCCGCACCGGTTTTGTGAGACTATCCTCAATCGACCAGCCGGCGCGGATACGATGGAGGATGTTGTCGGCGGGTATTCCGATCTCTGCCCCCCACTGCGTTACGGTAAGTCGCCGACCCTGGAACGCGATGAAGTGGCTGTTACGCTTGTTGTTGCATTGGTCCCGTTGCGTTCCCCACGAACAATTCTCGGGTTCGTAGGGGCCGTTTACGTCGCGGCGCTCCAGCTTGTGTGTAGGAGAAGGACGTGGCCCCATGTCTTCAAGGAACGTTGCAAATGACCCTTGCCAACGAGAACATACTCGAATTCCCCGCCCGCCGTAGTGATGGAAATTTGGAGCGTTAGGATTGTTGCAGCGTTGGCGCATTCCCATCCAAACGATGTACTCCGGCCGGTTCGAGATACTCCCGTTTTCCTTCTGCCCACGATTGCAGCCACAGCTTTTCGAGAGTCCACGAAGAAGATTGTCGAGGCGAACTTCGCGCCGAGTACCGCACTTGCACTCGCAGAGCCAGTATTCCTCGCGCTTCCTGCCGTATGCATGCTGAAGAAGTGTCCACATCCCGCAGTGAGTTGGTCTTTGGTCTTGCATGCTGAATTATATCACCTATATATGCCATCCGCCTTTCCGGAAAAGGTCGCGCAGTCACACTCTGTATCCGCGTCTGCCCCGGCCTCCGGGGGCCCGGCGCCGGCTCTGGCCGCGCCGCGGAGAGTCGCTTCCTGCCTGACCGTCAGGGGTATGAATCGACCGCGACAGGTCCGCGACCGCTTCCCGCATCTGGTCGGCGTCCGTGTGGCCGTAGACCTCCAGCGTCGTCGAGACGCTGGCGTGCCCCATCAGCACCTGCGTCGTCTTGGGCCCCTTGGCCCGGAGCAGGTAGGCGCCGAACGCGTGCCGGAGTCCGTGGAGGGTCAGGGCCGTCTCGTCCAGACCGGCGAGCCCCTTGAGCGTCTCCACGATCCCCTCGATCCCGTGGTTCCCCAGCCGGCGCCCCTTGTCGTCCACCAGCAAGGCCGGGGTACGGTGGTCGAGGCGCTGGCAGCGGCCGTCCCGGGTCCGCAGCCACGCCTCCAGGTGGCCCTGCTCCGTCTCCCCAATCGGCACCCAGCGCGCCTGGGCACCCTTCCCGAACCGGACGTTGACCTCCCACGGCGTCCGGTCCGTCCGCAGGTCCGTGACGTCGAGGGCGAGGATCTCCGCGCGGCGCAGGCCGCAGCCGGCGGCGAGCGACAGGACGGCGAGGGCGCGCAGCCGCAGGTAGCTGCGATAGAGGGGGCAGCGGGCATGGGCCCCGGCGTGCTCGGCGGCCGCGAACAGGGCGCGGACCTCCTCGGAGCTGGGGACGGCGCGGACGGCGGTATCGAGTCGGGGCATGGCGACCGCGGCCACGTCGGGCAGGTCCTTCCGGCCCTGGCTCTCCAGGTAGCGGAAGAAGCCCCGGAGGGCGCTGAAGGCGGCGCGGACCGTGCGCGGCCGGCACCCACGATCCGCGCGGTGCGGCTTGATCTTGTCCTTCTGGAGGTAGTCCCGGTACTCGTAGAGCAGGCGCAGCGTCACCTCGCGGCCGGCGAGCCACTCCAGGAAGTGCCGCACCTTCTGCCGCCAGACGAGGATGCTCTTCTTGCTCTTGCCCTGGTCGAGCTGCCAGGACAGATAGGGTTCGAGGTGGGCTTGCATCGCTGGCGCCCGGGCACGCGGAACAGGCGGGCGGGTGGAGGTAGTATCGGACAGCACGCACGGACATGCAAACGAGTGTTTGCGTTTTGCGCCCGATACGGCGTATTCACACGGTCAATGAGGAGGGTTCGCGGGAGTGTAGAGGGGGATACAGCTAGCTGTGACCAGGGGACTCATAATCCCTCGGTCGAAGGTTCGAATCCTTCTGGGCCCATGCTCCGTGCGAGGATTGCGCCTGTGATGCACAATGCACAGCCTCCGGACGGGGCGGGTTCGGTCCCCCTGCTCTAACGCTCTCCGCTGAACTTTCACCGGCTCGGAGCCGCGCTCCCGAGAGCGCACAGCGACGCGACTCCGCACCTCACACGGGTGCCGACGTACCCCACCCGCTTTGCCGCCAGGGCAAGCAGGTCGTTGGCCAGCACCTGGGTCTCCTCCGGCGTATCCCCGATCGTCTCGGCAAACTCCACGATCAGGTCGCTCCCCGGCACGGCTCCATACGCCATGCTGCGGATCGTCCCGAAGGAGAGTCCCAACTCCCGCTCGCGCGCCCGGCGGGCCGCCTCCTGATAGGACATGCGGCGCCCTTCCAGCTCGCGGCGGACCCTCGCTCCGAACCCCTCGGAGTGTCTCAGCATCCCCTTCCCTCCTCTCTCCCCAATATAGCACAGACTGATTAAAAAATCATCGCTCTCTTTCGTGAACCCTGTTGACGGCCGGAAGGATCCGGCGTATAGTTGAGCAATGATTAATCGCGTATCGAGGGGGTGTTAGGATGACCCGCGAGGAACTCAAGGCCCGCCGCATCGGGGCCCGCGTCTCCCGGTACGATCTGGCCGCGGAGATGGGCACGAACTACTCCTTCCTCCAGCGCGTGGAAGAGGGCTGGCGGGACATGCCCGAGGACTTTGCCCCGTCCTTCATCGCGGCCCTCGCCAGGCTCACCGCCCGGCGGCATGAGACCGTTGTGGCGCCAGCGAGCCCAGTCGAGGCGGCGAGATGAGCACGCTTGTGGCCGTGAAATGTCCGATCTGCACCCGCCTCTTCTGTCCCAGACCGTGGGATCTCCGGGCCGGGGGCGGGAAGTACTGCTCCCGGGCGTGCCGGAACCGGGCCGGCGGCCTCCAGGGCGCGGCGGCGCGCGGCGGCCTCCAGGGCGCGAGCAATCCGAACTGGCGCGGCGGCGTTAGTCGCGATAAGCGCCGCTACAAGGACCGTTTCCGGCACGC